AACAGCCCCATCCCTCTTTGACGGAAGTCCCCCTGTATTGAAGGTACAGAGGGACTTCTTAATGTAACACCCCGGAAAATCTCCGAATAGATTGATACTGAAGTTGCTTCAATATGTAATTCTTAAAAATCTCAGCTATATCTAACGATTTATGCATTAAAAATCACAGGTGACACACCAAGTGACACACAAAAGAAAAAAAGGAGGGCTTCGCGCCCTCCTTTTTCAGTGCCGAACAACATACCGATAATATGCCGTTTCCTTATTCTTCACTGCGTCCTTGTCTTCGAGCCAGAACGCACAAGCAGCGTCAACATAGTAATCAATGTTGCGGATGCCGTGTTTCTCGTTGACCTTGCAAAAGTCGGAGTATACAGCGTTCATTGCCACCCAGAATTCTACCGGGTCGTAATTCATGTTGTGCTGCTGCATTACCTGCTTGCACTGTTCAAGCGTCCAGTGCGGGCCAGTCGTGCCGTCAGCGTTCTGCATGTTGTGCATCCATTCGTCCGCCATGTCCTTAGTCATACGTCCGGTGTGCGTGCTGGACGCATAGCCCATAGTGCGCTCAGAACCGTGCGTCTTGTCACCTACATAAGAAGTATCCCCCATGTAAGCATCATCGTCACGAAAGCCAATAGGGCGCATCTCGTCCTCGTAATCGGGGTACTCGTCATACTCCGGATATTCCATGCTGCTTTTCGGTGCAAAGCGTCCGTCAGAATAACGGCGATAATTCCGCATCTCCGGTTCGCCGCCGTGAATACGCTCATCATAGTAACCGTAAGGCTCAATATGATTGTACCGATACCGCACGCCGTAATGCTGGCGATCTTCGGGGTACGTCTTGCGGATTCTCCATTCCTCCGGCGAAGCATTCTCTCGGCGGGTGTGCTGCATCAACAGCATTCGGGTTCCTCGTTTCATGATGATACCCCCTTACGCCGTCGGCGCGGTGCCGTTAATAGACCGCAGCGCGTCAGAATGAGAGCAGCAGGAATTACCGAGCATTCGGAAACTGCCGCCGCTGGACGAAGTGACAACGCGACACAGGTATTTGTGACGGGTGTCCAGATTAAACACTGTCGCCTGTGCGCCGTTGCATTTCAGCAGCGGATACGTTACCGTTCCGTCGCCGATTGTGATTACTACCGGCGCGCCGATGATCGTTGTTGACGGAATGTTCTGAGCGATTACGATTCCGTATACGCAGCCGTTCTGGTAATCTCCCGCCGGAATGTTCACTGTCAGCACGCCGCTTGCGTAAGTCACGCCCTGTGAGATACGCAGGTTCGGACACAGTTTTTGTACAGGCTTGCAAGCCATAATCAAAACCTCCTATCAAAGCCGGGGGAATGTCCCCCGGCTGAACGTATCTCTCACATGCCGCAGCAGGTGTTGCAGCCGCAGCCGGAAAACTGGTAAGGTGCCGGGACCGGGAACGCCGGTACCGGAGCCGGACGCAGAGCGTTTACAAGGTAGTTGTTCTGCGCCTCCTGAGAAGCCGCGAACTTCAAGGTCTGGTTCTCCGTCTGGAGCGCCGCGATCTTCTCTGCCTGACGTGCAGTTTCCATCTGGTCAATCCGCGCAATGATACGGTCAGTGTCGTTGTGGGTAGACTGGATGATATCACGCGCATTAGTAGCAGCGTTGTAATTGGTGTCGCAGAAACCTCGTTCTACCTGACGCTGCGTATCGCAGCAGCAAGAAGCCATCTGTGTGCCCAGAGCAGTAAGGCCAGCAGTTACGCCGTTAAAGCCAGTGTTCATGTTCTGGTTTACGCCGTTGATAAGCTGGGCGTTCTGATAGCCGAGCTGGCAAACCGAATTGTCCACGCCGTGGAAGCCGTTAGAAACTGCGCTGCCAAGCGTGTTGAAGCCGGTAAGCATCCCGTTGTTCATACTGTAAAAGCCGTTGCACAATCCGTCCTGAATGCCGAGAACGGAACGGGACAGGTTGTTGAAGTTGAACTCACTGCACAGATCGGAGCGAGTAACCGCGCCCTGATACCCTGCGCCGTTCGCACCGTTGCCGCCGTTGTTGCCCCAGCCCCAGCCGTTGCCGCCGAAAATCAGTGCAATAATCAGAAATGCGAAAATCCACGAGCCATCGCCGCCCCACATACCGGAGCCGTTGTTGCTACCGTTGCTGTCCTGACCCAGTGCATAGCCCAGAGCCATCGAATCGTCACTCATAGTGTAATTCTCCTTTTCAGTTATATTTGATCGGAACCGTACGCTTTCCGAACATGACAAATTCACGTCGGATTTTCATCAAGATTCCGTCAAAACTGAAAATGGATATTTACTTGATGTTCATGCCGAACTGCTGTGCAAACTGATCGAGATCGATTCCTCGTTCCTTTGCAATGTTCATTGCCATCTGCCGCAGCGCGTCCGGGCTTTTGCCCTGCATGGATTTCATTAGGGTGCTCACCATAGGATTATTGCCGGTCATTTGGTTCAGCATCATCATAGGATTTCCGCCGTTCCTCATAAGCTGCAACACCTGCATCATCGGATTATTTACCATCGTTTGCACCTCCCAGTTGTTCACATAACTTGTTAAACCGTCGGATAAGTTCGTTGAATTCTGTTCTCGGAACATAATCTGACAAATCTATTTCCGCAGGTTTATTCGTTTCCGGCTCCTGTGCTCTGCGATACATCACAAAGTCAGCACAGCCGGTTTGCAAATTAAGCTGTTTGGTGTAGATCGCGCCGTGTGCCGTGTCCGGCATGATAGTAAGCGCACCGGAAAAGTCCGTCTGTACCGCGCGTGCTTCCTCCACGCTTGCCACAGGTCGAACAATATGCTGTGGAGATTGCACCTGCTGTTGCATTGGTGTCTGCATTGGCTGTTGCGGGTACTGCTGTTGATACTGCGGCGTGTAGCCGGTGTAACCATAAGGATATGCCATTATCCCAGCACCTCCGTTGCGTGTTCGCTGATGGATTTACTTACCGCCTCTTTGTAGGATATATACTCCTCCAAACAATCTGTGTTGCCTGCGTTGCGGTAAACTGCTACAATGCGACGAGCGCACTCAGGGTCATACCCCATGCGTTCAAGTCTCTGTTCGTAACTCATGCGATCACTTCCTTATACTTTCAGTATAAGGTCTGCTATGCGTGAAAACCTGTCACAAATCTGTCAATTTTCCGTCACAGCACGCGCAGCATTTTGCATTTGATGCTGTTCAACCGACGATGCACCGTGCTTTCGCTCATGTGCAGCGTCATGCAAATCTGAGTAATAGAACGCGCCGATGTTCGCAGATCAAACACGGCGCGTTCTTCTGGTGTAAAATTGCACTCACGCCGGAAGTATTCCACCTCCGGCCTTGTAAATTCCGTTAATTTCATGCGGTATCCCCTCGTTATGGTGTCACCGCATATCCTTCCCCTTGTATAAAAAAATCGGGTGCGACACACTTTCGCGCTTCGCACCCTATAAAAACACACCGTCCCGCGTCCTCTACGTCAATACCCCATGTAGGTACATGAGGCTTCGGGGAGCGCAGGAACAATGCGTTTTTCAATAGCAAAAACCGTCCTGATTGGCAAGGCGGTTTCAGAAACTCCTTCTACGCATGGCAGATAAGCTATTTCCGGTCGTAGTCCCGCAGGATTCTACAACACAATTACTATAGATAGTATATCATTTTTTGCAACCGATGTAAATGTCGGTCGCAAAATTAGCCGTACAGGTGTGCACGGTCGTTAATAACCAGCAGGCGCAACAGATCGGTGCTCAGTGCCAGCTTGCCCTTATCGTCGCCTTGCAGAAAACCCTTATTGATGAGCTTCTGAACGGTCTCTTTGCCCCATGCGGGTACTGCGTCTACCGTGTCGTAAACCTTCTTTGCCTTTTCAGCGTTGGCGATCTCCTGCTTTACAATGTTTCGTGTCTGCTGTTCAGTCATATCTTCAACCTCCTCTGTCAGCATGGTTTTGAATTTTTCCCACAGCCTCGGATTTCTCACCCACGGCTCCGGGCAATCCTTGTGAGTCACATCATAGTGACGGCACACGCGCGACACCGGCACATGGTACTTTGCCATCAGCTCACGGGTCAGCTTTGCGGCACGCTTCATGGTTCCCTCAGGGATAACGTACACACCATTCCGAATAACGCTGCACATTTCAATTCCAATGGAATTAGCGTTCCGGCAGTCGTTGTAGTAACTGCCGCCGCGTTCCCTGCCGCAATGCCATGCCGTGTCGCTGTCCTTTACGCTCTGCACGATTCTTTCCGTGTCCACGAAATAGTGTGCGCTTGCGTTCAAACCGCCCTCACGCGCGAAATAATCCGCGTTATTCTGTGCTGTATCGCCATTGTTAGCGGTAAAATGCAGGCAAATCCAGTTTATTGGAAACTCTCTGCCCTCGCGGTAGTTGCGGGAATTACACTGCTTAAACGGAATGCTCATTATTCCTCGTCTCCCATCTTATCTACTGCGTCCTTTGCCGCCGCAAGTGCTTTTTTCAGCCATGCCGGGCACGGTGCACCGAGCGATACCGCGTTTTCAACGATAGAGCCAAGCTCGGTCAGCGTGTACCATACGACCACCAGAGGGCAAAGCAGCACCGTGTATTCAAACGGCAGTATCACGCCCGGCAGATGGTCTACAATCATTCCAATCAGCAAGTCCGCGCCGCCTGCGACCGCAACGACCACAATAGAGCCGACCTTGTGAAAGATACCGTCTCTCGCTTCCTTGCTCGACCAGTTGCCCTTCTGCATAGCCGCCGCCGTGCCGGTCAGATAGTCCGCCGCCATCGCTGCCACAAACAGCACAACCAGCCAGCCGAACCACCCCCAAAGTGCGGTAAGCACCGCAATGCCCGCCGCAACTGCGGCCTTAAATTCGTTTACATTGTTCATTTGATTCTCCCTTGCGTGTTCTTTCTCTTTACGCGTATGTTTTACAGCCCCGGCACGCCGATATCGCCGGGATACTGCTTAACCTCGTAGTTCTTGATGTAAATGTTGTTTGGATACATAATTTGTCCTTTCCGGCCTTGCGACCTCATGGTTTAACATAAAGTTTAGGCTCATATAGAAAATAGCGGTCGTCTTTACTAACGACACTCAGCCTAACCGAAGCTGGACTAGGGAAAGCACCTTTTACAGTAAAATGGACATCTTTTCTACTGTCTTCCTCGGACATGCCTAAATAAATATTTCCTAAGAACCAGTCTCCATGTCCACTGTAAAATTCGAAAAGTCCTCTCGCAAATAGCATTTTATTCCCTTCGTCCTCGGATTGAGGAAATAAATGAATTATAGGAGGGGACTGGTTGGCGGCCGGCTGTATTAACGCAATCATAGACGGAAGTTCAGTTAGACCTGCCAAGGAGCCGGTAGCAACTCCATCTGTCGACACCTGTTCAAAATACGCTTTCATGTCATAACACTTCCATTCCGTTGTTATTTCCGAATATGAAGGAGCAAACGCTTGTTCTTTTACCTGGCAAGCAGGGTTCATAATCATACTCTCACCTCACGAAAACGCCACCGGCGTAATGGTCACATACACGTCGATAGCCACCGTCGGCACGGTATCTGCCGTAAACGTCAGTTTGCCTGCCGCCTGTGCGGTACACTGGATACCCGCATCGTTGTACACCGTCATGCTTGCTGCCGCAGGCATCGGCAGGATAAGCTGTGCGGTTTCATCCGCCACAACATCAGCAACGGATACGGTCTGCTGTTTTGTCGAGCTATCCCAACCTACAACCGTCAGAGATGCCTTGTGCGCCTTGGTCTTGAGCGCCGACAGCTGTTCCGGTGTCGCATAGTCCGTTCCGGCGGTCAGCTTGTTCTGCTTACCGTCCCATGTAGATTCCTTTTCGATTACCGCACCGACCGCAGAATCAATCTGTGCGCCGGTGTGTGAAGAATTGTAAGCCATGCCATCACTCCTTCATGCAGAGAAATTCGTTTCCGTCCGCGTCGAGCATGGTTTCGTTGCTGTCAGACGGGATAAAGCCCCAGTTGTCGTTCCAACTGCCATCCATACCCTGTACGTAGAGGGAAATGCGGTAAGTGCCATCACCGGAAAGCAAGAAATCGTCATAGACTTCAAACTGTCGTTGTGTTGCGGCAGGGGTCTGAGAGAAGGACGCAATAAGCGCCCCTCTCCCTCTGCCCCATTCCTCGCCGGACTTCGTAGCGCGGCACTCGAATGCCTGATACGGAATGTCCGACTGAAACGCAACAATCACCTTGTCGAAGCCAGAAACCGCCGAAATCCTCTCTCCCGTGATGGAAAAAGTCAGATTCGGAGCTGCCATTTACGCCACGCTCCAAGTACCGGCAGCGTTCTTGACGAACACCTTGACGATCTTCACGCCGTCACCGGAAGATGCAGCTTCGAGGTCTGCACCGTTGATAGTGACGTTGATTGCCGTGTCCTTCTTGTATCCGCCTGCGGTACCGCTGGTGTTGGTAGAACCGGCAGTAACCGGAATCTGCGTACCGGCGTTTTCAAGGCTGGATTCGCTCGGAACAACCTTGATTTTGTATTCCTCGAAGTCCGCATTAGCAGAGAACGAGAACGCAGATACATTAAAGGTTGCCACCTTGGAAATCTTGCTCTTGTCCGGGCCAGTAATCGTAACAACCGGAACGGCGGTATCCAGCGTAATCTTTGCGGTAACAGTTGCGGTTTCGTTGCCTACGTCGTCTCGAACCTTAATAGATACGGTTTTCTGGCCGTCGCCAGTGGTCAGCGTGATCGCCTTAGACTTTACAAACGTTGCCCATGCAGCTTCGGCTTCCGTTGCTGCACCTGCCACGCCCCAAATCTTCATCTGGTAGCCGGTCGTTACGCTGTCCGTCAGACCAATCGTAGCCGTTACTGCCGTGCTGGTTGCATAAGCAGCACCGTTGTTCAGTTTGAGGGTAAGCCCGGCAGGCGCGGTCGTATCCAGCGTTAAGTTAAAGAAAGATGCCATGTTTTACACTCCTTTTGTATTTAATTCAAGGTAAAGGTAGGAACTCTTGCGGCGATAGAGCAGTTCTTCGCCCAAATACGCCTCGTAAATTCCCATCTTTCCTAAGAAATACGCGATAATGCTTTTGTCTCCGATATACATTCCGTCACCCCGTTATCAGATAAAGCACAGTTTCATCGTGCTTTTCGATTGCGTCATACTCTGCACGGGTCAAGACGCGAATAGCAGAAACATCATTTGAAAACACGTTGCCATGCCCGCCACCCGATGCGGGTACACCGGTATCTTCAGCCGTGACGCCGGTATCGGTAGTGCCAATCCACCAGTTACCGTTGTCTCCGATGAACGGAGTTAAGCCCTTCGCGCTTACGCCCGTGTCCTTGTCTGCAATTACCCAGTTGCCGTTATCGCCAATGGTCGGGTAAGTGTTGGCAAGCGCTTGCATTCGCTTTTCAAGTTCGGTAAACGCTGTCGGGATTTCCGGCCAGTGTGCGTCACCGCTCATCGTAGGCGGGATGTATACATGGATGCTGTTTGTGCTGCGCTTTTTCTCGCCCTGCGTGCCGTGTAGCTCGAAAGTGTACTCACCCGAAACAGGCAAATTCTGTGCAGTCAGCAACACCGAGATTCCGGTTTCATCCTGCTGCATCGGCAGGATGTCCATGTTCCCACCTGCTGACGCATACATTTCCCACGTCCAGTCAGGCGGGAGATCGCCTGTAACCGTGATGGAGCGCGTCAGATTATCATGCTGGCGGGCAAGCACTTCACAATCTGCGGTCAGCTCCCAGTCGTTGAAATAGATCATGTGTTCTTGCCCTCCAATGCCGCGACACGCGCAATCAGTGCGTCTAATGCCGCTTTGAGTGCATCGTTTCCGGCTGAGGTGTCGTTTACTTTATCGACTGCATTATCAATGTCCTCACCGCTGTATCGGCTTGTATAGTAAGTATCAGCCGCCATTAAACAACCAACCTCCTTCCGTATTTGTCTGAAATGATTTTGCCGTTTTTATCGTGGACTGCACCGGAAGCAGAAAGCGCTTTAGGCAGGCGATAATAAATAAGAACGCAACCCGGTGCACCGTCAGTCCCGCTCGTTCCTGCTCCGCCTGCTCCTCCAGATTCCGGTAAATACGCTGCGTTGAGCGTTACAGCACCTACACCGCCGCCGCCGCCGCCACCGTGTCCGCCGTGTCCACCAGCGCCGTATATAGTCGGTGCTATAATTGCATCTGGAGTTCCACCGTTTCCTCCTGTATAGCCATGAATTGTTCGCAGGCCGCTACTGTTCATAATGGCATTTCCGCCATCCGAACCATTTATGCCATACGCAGCGCCACCGCCGCCACCGCCAGAACCGCCTACAACGGTTCCATCTCTTTTGGTTCCACGAACGCCAGTTCCACCCTTTCCTCCAAGATATGTTAAAACATCGCCTCCCGGACTGCCGCTCACCTTTTCATCGGTGCTTGGAAAACCTCCATCACCGCCATCTGCGCCTGTGATTCCATCGGTTCCCCATACACCATACGTTATTCCCGTTGTCGGTTCAGAAAATCCCTCAGAAGATGATGCGCCATCTTGCGATGTATATCCCGCGAAAGAAGTGTCCGTGCCAGCTGTTCCTGCATTCACAGTATCAGAGGAATATTCTCCGCCTACTCCTTTAACTCCGATTTTTGCATTGAATTGATCGTTTGGAGTTACTTTCAGTTCGATAGTATAAATTTTTCCGCCCTTGCCTGCGGTTCCTCCTTTTCCTCCTTTTCCTCCTTTTCCGGGGCGTAGAGTTCCGTTGGTATTGGTAGCTTCATCTGTACTTTCGCCGTTTTCACCGCGTTCGCCTGAATCGCCGCCTGCACCGCCGCCAATCAGAACAATACGGACACTTGTAACTCCATCCGGCACAGTCCACGTCCCGTCTTTGGTCAGAACCTCAACCGTATCGTAATACTCCTGTTCGCCGATATCCTGCGGCTTATATCCAACTAATACGCTTTCCTGCGCTGCCAGTCTACCGGACACGGTAACGTCTACACTTTCAACGCATCCGGTCACTTCACCGCCGTAAGGATGTGCAATCTTCACCACATCGCCGGGAATTTCACGCTTGATGGCAATTTTGTTGTTGATGCGCTCATTGTGGCTGTAATATTCGGCAAGGCGTTCCGCAACGGCGTTTGCGTTTACCAGAGATACAAGCGTTGCATTCTCAACCTTTACCGTGTTGTCCGACTGTTCAACCAGACTGCGGCTGCGGGTGTTTGTCGGGGTGATAATCTGTCGCGTAACGTGAGTGTACTTCTTGCCATTCAGCACGCCGGAACCGGCGGTAACAATAGCGTAGTTTGCGCCGCTCTCTGTGATTTCAAAGCCTGTGGCTTCGAGGTCGTAGCACGGGTCGTCAAACGTGATCTTATCGCCCGCCGAGGTCGTGCCGTTGAACAGTTCCGTAACTTCCGTTGTGCTCTGCGAATAGGCGTGCTCGGTTACGATAACTTCCGTAACCGGCGTTGCATACTCCACCGAGCCGCCCGCGTACATTTCGCTTGCGGTGATTTCGCTGGATTGTCCGTCCCACAAACCCTCAATGCGGATTGCACCGTTATAGTCCACTTTCAGTGTTGCGCCGATAGCAAACAGCACCTGTGCGAGATTTTCGCGCCGAGTTGCGATAGGCAGCCAACCGTAAAGTTTGATATTGGCAATGTTGGACTTAACATAGCAGGTCAGCGGTGAGCAAATGTCCGTACAAACTTCGCGCACGGTTTCGCCGGTATAGATACCGCCGTCGTGGTAGGTTTCATCCAGCAGGCCAACGGTCGAGGTGCAGGTAAAGTGGTAAGTGTTGATAGAGGTGCGAGAGATCGTCTGCACATAAAAAATCCCCATCTGATTTCCGTCATGGTAGAAAGTCAGTGGGGTGTTACGGATAAACTCCGTTAAACTGGTATCATCCGACTGCACATCAAAGGAAAACGTGTCGATTTCCAGCGAGGCACTGTTCAGCGGACGCGCATAATACGCATTTCCGCTGATTACATCGTGTGCATCGAACGTGCGGTCAAGATATGTGATTGTATTGGTTCCCATGTGTCACGTCCTTTGCGGTGCCATTGCGATAAACTGAACGGAAAGTCCCGTCCAGTATGATTCTCCGGGCTTCATGCGAATGAGATTGTCTTGTCCGGCAGTAACATATGCGTTAAACGTAAGCGTGCTCTGTGCATACGGAACAACAATTCTGTGACTGTCCTGCGGTGCACTCAGAACCTCGTACAGCGCATCGTAGTCGCCGTACTTGCCAACTGCGGGAAGAATCGTAATCTCGTAGTTGTAAAACGTACCGATAATGTCGCGAATCATTGCGCCGCTGAGCGTTCGCTCTGCGTTCTCGCCGTCAAGCACCTGAAATTTACGGGTAAGGCTTGTAACAAGGACGTTGTACTTCTTTCCGTCTACGGTAAGTTCCATTTATGCACCTCCTGTTACAAGACTTACACCGCGTCGCCGTGTTTCGCCGCTGTTGTACGGGCCGGTAATGCGTGCAAACTTCGCGCCGTCGATGTACAGCTCGATAGGTTGACTGCTGTTGACCGTGCCGCCGCGTGCGTCCAGTGCCGCGTTAAACGCATCAATCATGGTGGACAGTGGGGTTTCCACGTTCACGCCGCTTTTCTGATCGCCCAGCAGAGCGAGAAATTCACTGTTCGGACTGATAACCGCGCCGTTTGCAAGGGCGGGGATATCAAGTGCATACGCAGCAGTAGGAGAATCCAGCGAAAATGCGCTTAATCCGCCACCCAATGCGCCAACAAGCGACGAAATGCCACTTCCAATGCCACTTCCAATTTTGCCAATCAGATTAAGGACAAAGGAAATAGCGTCTCCCAGTTTCGTAATGGTATCCGTCAAACCCTCAATAATAGAGATCACAGAAAAACCAATAAACTGAACGATAGGTTTGATAATGCTCCAAATCGTTTGCAGGATCGGAGCCAGCGCAGATACTACCTTGTATATTGCCTGCAACGCCGCCGCAAGAAGATTGAGGATTGCCGGAGCAGCTTCTTCGATAGTCCAGCTCGCAAGCGGAAGTAAAACGTTCTCCCATGCCCACGCAAGGCCGTTCACAATCAGGTCTACAACCGGTTCGAGCGCTGCCATGAAATTGTTAAATGCCGTGACAAGAGGTTCAAAATTCAAACCGCTCGCCCAATCTGCCGTTGCCTGCGACATTTTATCAATTCCGGCTAATACATCGTCAACGATTTTGAGGATGCTCTCCCAAATGGCTACGCCATTCCCGTTGTATTCCCACGCAGATTGCAGGTTTTCAGCCAGTGATTTTATCGTATTCTCAATATTCGTGATGATGGAAAGAATATTCGAGAAGATACTTTCGCCTAACCCTGCATCATTCCAAGCCGCAATAAACGCTTGGCCGATAGAATTAACGAGGTTTACAACCGCCGTAATCATTTGTATCAAGGTGTTTATCATCGTTTGTCCGGCATTACCATCGTTCCACGCAGCTAAAAACGCTTGACCGATTGCGTTAATTGCCTGAACCACCGTGGTAATGAGGGTCATAATGCTTTGCAGCATGATTTGTCCCGCGTTACCATCGTTCCATGCTGCAATGAACGCCTGACCAATAGATGTGATAATCTGAATGATCGTGTTCAGCAAGTTCATAATTGCTTGCAACATCTGTTCGCCCGTGTTGTTCGTGTTCCACGCATTGGTAAATGCCGTTGCAATGGCGGTAATCAGATCGAAGATGGTTTGCAGCAGCAGTTGAATGTTGTTAAGTGTTTCAAGTCCGGTTCCGTTCGTCCAGATTGCCATAAACGACTGACCGATAGCGGAAACCATGTCTTTCAGCGCAGACAGAGCGTTCTTTGCGCTTTCAATAGTCTGCTGTCCGTACTGTGCCCACGAATCCTGAAATACTTTCCAGAAGTCAGTGAGCCATTGTGGTGTCTGATTTTTTACTGCGGAATAATCCGTATCAAACTTAGGTGTGCTCGGGTCGGTCGTGTTATTGCTGTTATTGCTTAATTTCTGGACTGTATCGAACGATGCAAGAGCCTTTTCAGCTTTCTTCGCAGACGATGCCGTGGAATCAAGTGCATCCGTTTGCTTGTTCAGTTCCTTTGCATTTTCCTGTGCCTGCTGTGCGGTCGTACCGAACACAGACGCGATAAACTGCGCCATCTGTGCCGTTACCTGTGCAAGAGCCTGCATCAACTTATTCAGCCACGGAATGATAGATTCATAGATAGGCTGAAACGCCGTCAGCAGGTTGCTTTTCACCTGTCCGAACGACTTTGCAAACGTTTGGTTCGCAAGCAGAGCCTTGCCCAAACGGTCAGCCATTGCCGTAAGCGCTTTGGAAATCAAGTTGAAGAACAACGCGCCCGCAACGATAGAACGCAGACGTACACCGAACGACTGCACGCCGCCCGTTGCTTTCTTCATAGATTTTTGGCTGGAACGTCCGAAATTGGAGAATTTGGCTTTGAGCTTGTCAATCGCTGCGCCCAATTTGCCGCCGAGAAAATTTTGCAGACTTCCGACAGACGTTTTCAAGCCAGCGCCTAAACCCGCAACAACTCGTTTCAGTTTAGCCATTTTGGAATTTGTCTGACTTACGAAGTCGTTCATTTCCGACTTGGACTGTTTCAGCCCGGCCTTCATGTTCTCTAACTGCGTCGTCTCATTGGCAAGGTTTTGCCGCACATTCTGACCGGCGCTGCTCATCGTGGACGATTGCTTGATCTCGGCAAGCTGTTGTTTCAGTTGTGCCGCTTTATCATCTGCGTTTCGCAGAGCTTCGCCCAATTTATCCGATTCAGCAACAAGCGAATTCAGCTTTTGCGCCGATTCCGAAAATTCCTCCTGCGGGATTGCGCCCGTTGCCGCCTGTTTCAGTTTGGTATTGTAATCGCTCTGAGCCTTTTCAATCTCAGCGTTTACTTCATCCAACCGAGCAGCCAGACGTGCGGCTTCTTTCTCCGTTGCTGCAAGGTCGGCTTGCATTTTAATGCCCTTCGTGCCGCCAGCGGCTACCTTGTTCCACTGTTCAGCAAGTTTTTGTACCTTTGCGGCTTGTTTATCTACGGCGGCTGATTGCTTCTCAATGTCTTTCGTCATTTGTGCAATCTGCTTTTTCGCTTGTTCGTCGCTTACAGTAGCGTCGATTCTGATAGAGCCATCCGCCATTTATTCACCGCCTTTCTAATTGATCTGCGCCCAAAAAGCGTCAATAGCTTCCTTTTCCTCTTCGGAAAGTGCGGGTGCAGGGGTTAAATTACGTTTGAGACGTTCGTATTCCTGTTTCTGTTTTCCCTTCATTTTGCTTGTGTCCGTGCCTCTGATTTGCAGGGCATGAGACATTGCCGAATCTTCGTTAAGGCTTTCCATCATTGCCATAAACTCAAACCAGTGCAGATTGACCTTGTGCAGCTCAATGCCGAACGTCTGCCGGAACGATGCGTACAACCGTGCAGAATCGAAATCGAACCACATCATGCGTTTACCGCCGGGTTCAATCTCTCTATCGTCGCCACAGCGAATAAACCACTGCAAACCTTCCAGTGCAATGTCAATGGGTGGCATCCCTGCTCCGTAAAGCAAGGATAATGCCACCCATGCACGGTCATTATCGCTTAAATTCGGGTCGTCCAGTGCAAGAGAAATCTGAATGCCGATTCTGTAATCCGTGCGAATCAGATACCCCTTGTAAGAGCTTGGCAGGCGGTCGAGCAGCATGTTAAACACTGCCGACACGCTCCGCGCTGTACTTGCTCATGTTTGCTGCACGCTTCTCAACGTGGCTGTCAATGATGGGGGTAAGCTGTGCGAAGAAATCAAGGAACTGGTTGGAGGACGGAAGAACCGCACCAAACACCTTCGCGCAAGTATTTTCGCCAATCAGCGCGTCGATTTTGTCCCTAACGTCTTTGTCAAACGCCACGATATCGTCCAGAGTGTCCAGAACGTCGCCTTTCTTCTCAGAAATAGCCGTTGCCTTGTCTTCGATTTCATTCAGCAGGTCGAAAAAGCCTTTGACAAAGCTATCATCAGACAGCGGAAGGGAGATCGTCTCTCCCTTGTCGTTGACTTCAATAACCTTTACGCCGCTGTTTACGCGGATACTATCCATTCCTCGTTACCTCCTATCAAACGGATACGTTCGCAGTGAATACCGGTGCACCGCCGGTGATCTTAACAGTGCCCGGAATCGGGTCGCCTACATAGTTCAGCGTATATTCCAGTGTTGGAGATTCGCCGCCTGCGCCGCCGTAGGTATCAACCTGTACAGATACTTCCTGTACTTCTGCAACGTAGGTTGCAGTGTCGCTGTCGCTGGTAGCATTCCACATGTCCACATTCAGCAGCCATGCGTGAGAATCTGCCAGAGTAGCACGAGCGCGACGCTTCTTGTCGATAAACTCAAACACACTGTCGCCCTTGGTGCACTGCTGAGAAACGCTCATGGTCGGCTGATAGCCGGTAATCTCAGTAGTCGCAGAATCAGAAATAATGTCCTGCTCGGTCTCGGTCTGTGCACCGTAGTCCGTAGATGCTTCGGTTACGTTCTTGCCGATTCGCGCAAACTTTGCATCGCTATATTCGCCCATCTTATCGCTGGTATCCAGAAAGTGTGCAATCAGAGGACGTTTAATCTTTTCAGTTGCCATTTTTACACCTCAACTTCATAGTTAATGGTTAAGAGGATTTGGTAATCCTCGGTTAAATCTTCGTATCGAGCGATAAGTCCCGCAGGGGTCGTTCGCTCAACAGATGTGACGGTCATTCCCTCGCCGAGATCAGGCGGGTTTTCTTCCGCCCATGCTCCCAGCTCATTCAGCAAGGATTCAACGTCGAGACGTGCCTCGCTGTCGGTCGGCAGGGCGCGATACATCACGCCGAACGGGTACTGTGCAGCATATCCGCCGTCAATGTACTGTGCGGTTTTATACGCGCTCTGTACACTGGTAAGCATCATGCCTGACCGTTCCGGCGGGAGATATTCAAACTCGATTTCGGGAGCATAGCCTTTCAGCCATAAAAGTACAGCCCGTGAAACACCGTCTTGTTCACGAGCTGTTACCGTGTTCAGTTTATCATTCATCGGTCAAAATCTTGCACACTCCTTTCCTCCAGTGTCCCTCGTTCACCGCGCGGCTTGCCTCAAACCAGTGCGATTGCGCGTGTCTGTGCACCGCCTTACTGTATTTAAGGTCGCGCTCGGTCAACACCTTGCGCACGCCCTTAGGCGCAAATGTGCTTCCTGTTGCCGGGTCGATCATAACCTTTCTGTAATACTGAAAACGTGCATACGGCGAGGCATACACGATGGTACGCCCGTGCCGCTGCACGTTCATTGCCAGCACTTTGGTTCGCGCCGGAACAAACGGGTCGGTGTCCTTGATGATTTCCTCTATGAGCCATGCGTTCGCCTTATTGACACGCTTATCCAGCACGTTCTTAGGGAGTTTCAGCGCCATAGAATAACGAATCATCTGCCGCCCACCTCCATATGCTGCATAGACGGTGCGCCGTAGTCGTACAGCGATATGCTCGTTACACGGTATGTCTCGTACGCTTCCCGGCATTTCTGATAACTTCCCATGTCAGGCACGTCGCCGCGGGCGAAATAGTCCTTTTCAGCGGACAGTACCAGCGAACCGGCGACAAACAGCGGGATGTGCAGCGTTACCGTGTCCGTGCTATTGAGCGCGGTTTTGCTCGCCGCTGTGCCGCGTGTGGATTCCAGCAATACGCCAGACAGCACTGTGCGCCCGGACGGTTGGAAAATCGTCACTGTATGCGGTAATTTCATGCTGTCACCTTTGCCCTTTCAAACTGTGTCGGCAATTCTGCCGCTTCGGAAAACGCCTTGTATTCGCGCCGTAACGCTTGCAGACGTATCTTTGCATTGTCGGCTTGCTCGGTATCCCCGGCAGCTTCAAACGCCATTCTGCGCCGTGTCTGCTTCCGCATAGCTGTTTCCAACTTGCGCTGCATCTGCGTCGCTTCGTAGGCGGTATAAGTCTTGCCCTGATACTCAAACGGCGGCGGGTCGATGTTCTTTAGTTCATCGTCCGTATAGACGCGCTCGGAAACGCCCTCCAAAAACGGATGCCGGTGGTGTCTACAGTTAGCGCCCTCCAGACCGTCAACCTGTCCCAATCCACAAACCTTGTAGATATTCGGGTACTTGCTGCCGTCTTTCGTGGCATATACCTTGCCTTGCCAGCGCTTATGATTTGACCAGACGTGCGGTTTGTCCTTATCGCGTGCTCCGCGATGGGCGGTCACTTCGTATAAGTCGGTTTCCAACACCTCAGCCGCTTCTTCGGCATACTTGGATGTAACCTGATTCAGACCGGTTACAATAGCACGCCGCGCCGCAACGTCAGCATGGTTCATCCAGCCGGACGCATAATCAACAGTGCGGATACCGCTGTCAGCCAGTTCCCGAACAGCATCTTCAAGCGCCTGTTGCACCGTAAAGCCGCCGGAGTACACCTTCATTTCTGCCTTATCAAGCACAGCCTGATAGGCTTTAGCGATAGGGCGGAACACGATTTCGCCGTTCGTCTGCACAGCAAAACCCAAAGAACGGGTAATGTTGCGGTACTCATCGAGCATTTGCTTGCGAATCAGTTCAATTTCTCGTGCCGTCACGATTTCAAGTGGCATTGTAATACCTGCCTTGTCGGACAACTCGCCGTAATACTCGCGGTTTAGCTTTACCGCACGGTCAAGCGCGCCCTGCACTTCCTCCGTGCTGGTCTTGGTATGATTTGCGATACGCCGTTCGATGGTATCCATATCCAGACCATAGGTTTTCAGCGTGCGTATGTCGTTTATCGTTACCTCGTTCAGTTCGCCGGTCAACTTGAAGCGGGAGCAAATCTCACGCAACAGGTCATCTTCCATTGCGAGGATTGCTTTCACAAGCGGTTTAGGCGCGTTTTCAAGGTATTCCGGAGTAATAGGATACTTCATCAGCCGATACCGCCATAGAGTAAGCCAGTACCGCACAAATACTGTGCGATAAGTCGTTTTTGCCGATCTTCAATGCTCTGCACCTGTGCAGCAATAGCAGAGTTAGCGCCGTAACTGCGAGACCACGAGCCGACACTCTCAGAGGATACCGCGCCGCCGTCTGTAGAAAAGACGGCGGATTCTGCGGTTTCCTGATTGTGCATGACTTCTGCCAGTGCACAGTTAAGGCGTTTTACTCGGTGCATTACAGTGTCGCTCAGAACGCCGTCAGAGCGTCCGAGCGTTGCGCAAGAGATAATATCCGCCGCTCTCCCTGCTACGCGGTCGTAATCCTTCTCATCAATCAGATTACCCTTGTAACAGGTGCGGTAAAAGTCATAGTTTGCGTACACGGCGGATTGCTCCTTTCTTTACGACGGCAGGGTTACAGTTGCAATGTACAGGCCGTTCGGGTCGGGCAGAACCGGGATAAACATGCCGGATGCCTTAGTCCAGATTGCAACCGGGTCAGGGGTCTGCCACTGGGTCATGGTGATGTACTGGTTCTGCGATGCAGCAGTAAATGCGCCCTGTGCTTCCTCTTCCGGAGTTACGCCCCACAGACCAGCGCCGAACGAACCGTTTGCCATGGTTGCGAGGAACGCAATCTTGTTCTTCGGGAAGTAGCGCTGAGTGGTCAGCGTGCCGTCTGCCTTTTCGTAGTTGTAAACCTGATCGTTTACAGTGATGCGCTCGATGCCGAACAGACGGGAGAACAGGCTCGTAATCTCGTCCTGAGTTGCCAGACGACCAGCGAAAGCAGAGCCGAACAGCGCGTTCTGGATAACAGCGCTCTTAGCAAGCAGGCTGAGAACAGCAGAGCTGGTGACGATCTCACGCAGCACACGACCGGTTGCAATAGCAGCGTCGCGCACGCCCTGAATATCGTCGAGGATGGTCTTTGCCTTTGCCTCGGTAGACCAATCGAAAGCCTTGTTCGTATGGTCGGTCGGAACGCCGAAGTCAATAGTGGTATTGACGTGGTTCTCGTTGATGGTCATCTTGCCGGTTGCAAGCAGCTCCTGCTTTGCAACCTCGGTACGGGTCTTTACACCCTCAGCCAGACGTGCCATATCGTCAAAGATATAGTCGAGAATCTCGTTGTTGGTGTTTACGCCGTGGTTGCGGAGCAGGCGGACACGCTCGGAAAGGTTGATCTTGCGCTTGATGAGCAGCTTCTCAACGGTTACGATGCTTGCGGTCGGGCGGGAGCCGATCTGTGCCTCTGCGTCGAGCGCGTGCACGGTTGCCATGGTCGGCAGGTATGCACTGTCAGACATAGCGAGATACTTTGCGGTGATATTCTGGGTCTTCTGGTCGGGGAACAGACGGTCGCCGGACAGTTCCGGGCGTGCAATGTTGAAATTCTGACCGAAGTCCAGCAGTTCAGCTTCTTTCAGCAGTTCTACAAATTCCATAGGTTATTACTCCTTTACGCTCTGGTGGTTTCCGGCGCGTTAACAAAAACAACGCCGCTCTTTTCGAGGGTGGACTTTGCGCCAGTCTTGGAGCTATCGTCCGCGCTCGGCTGTGCGGGCAGGCGGTTTGCATATACACGGCCAGCAACAATAACAGCAGCTACACGGTCGCCGTTGGTTACGTCCACATCCTCAAACACAATGCCCTCTGCGGTGTTGTCGTTCAGCGGGAAGATAGTGCCCTGCTTAACAACCTTTCGATTGCCGTCAGCGGTGCCGAGGGTTGCAGGAATGAGACGGGTCTTGGTAATCAGACCAACTTCGCTTGCGAGGATAGACGGCTTGTGTGCACCGTCAGCTTTGTTTACATAAGTGCCCATAGGTTATTTACTCCTTTCCCTTGGGTGCGAACTGTGCGGAATACCGCTGTGCAGCCAGACCGGCAGCACTTACCGTATGCGGTGCGGGATTCTGAATCGGATTTGCAAACGTCGGAGCGGGTTTTTCGCTCTGAAATGCCGCCGGGTCGGATTCCTGCTGCTTCTTGCAGTAATCGTCAAAGCCGGTCAGCGTGCCGTCCTTCATTTCCAGTTTGTTTGCGGTCAGGTCAGCGATAAATGCCTTTTCTGCCGCCTTGGAGGTAAACTTAATACCCTTTGCGGCGATACCGGCGCGTACTGCGTCCGCATAATCGCGGGCATCGAGCTTGCTCTGGAATTCTGCGGTGTCGGTGTCGTACTTCTTCTGCAGGGTGTCGAGCTTGGTCTTCAAGTCGTCCGCGTCGCCCGCATTCTTCTTCAAGTCCTCAATGTCCTTGTCGCGCTGGGTGAGCTTGTCGCGCAGGTCGGTAACGTCTCTCTTAGCTTCTACCGCCTGTGACTTGTATTTCTCAACATCCTTGCCGTTCAGTGCAAAAACCTTATCTGCCTGTTCGTCAGTCAGACCGATTTCTAACAGTTCTTCTTTCTTCATGTGTGTACTCCTTTCAGATTAGGCGTTTTAGGTGGTCGCCGTCACCGATCTGCCTGCACTTTTAGGCTTGCAGGATAGCCAATTTCCGTAGTTTAATGCCGTTGCGGGCATGAAAAAAGCGCCTTACAGCGCTGGATTCACTTTATCAAAGTGGGTTATGCGATTATCAAAGTCGATTTGCTAACAGTTTGATTATTCCTCGCCCTCTGTTAGCTTTTCTGCGTTCGGCATCATAGCCCGCGCTTCTTCCTCGGTTACGCCGTACTTCTTTGCAATGTACAGCTCGCCGCGAATAAGACCGGCAGAAACGTCATTGCGCATATCCGCAAGTTCTTTCTGCTTACTCTCGGTGTCCTGCACAACGCCGTCTCCCCAATCACACTGCAAGTCCCAATCACCAGCAGGCGCAAGACCGTAAAGCGTGGCGTAAACGTCCATGCCATACAGCAGGCCGTTCAGAGCGTGTTCAAGTGCCGCCTGCGTATCCCTCACAGTGACGTACATTGTCTGCTTACTGGATACGATCTCGGTTGCGGTTGCGTTTACCGTCTGCGGGTCGGACAGCGTGCCGAAAGACAAGCCGCAGTTCAGCTCGATCATCTTCAAGGTGTCTTGAAATCCCTTGTAAAGTGCATCGTTGCGGAACTCCGGTGAAAACTCCTGATAGAAGTCTACGTCTTCAAACGGCATCCGGCGGAACAGACGGTCACGGAGCAGTGGGTTCGTGTGCGATAGTCCGTGCTCATCTACGACGTGCTGCGGAATCGCGGAATCACTCATCAGGATACGGCGTTCGCCGCTTTCATATTCCCACATGAGCCGCTCCCACTGCTGGTCAGCCTGCCGGATGAGGTCAACTGCTGCGCCGCTGTAAAGCGAGACACCGAGCGGGCTTTCCGGCTCGATGTTGTTTGCAACCGGCACTTTGAAAAAACCGAAAAGCGGACGTTCTACATTCTGAATCGTCGTTTCCGGCGCAATCTGTGCCCAGTCCTCTACAGTATTCAGCGGTACTTCCGAGCCGATACTACCGTTCTTGTCGGAGTTGTACGCCTTGTTCTTGATGGTGTACACGCCGCTTTTCAGTTCGTGGTACTCCAATTTGGTATAATATCGGTTCTTTTCTCGCTTGGTATCCGCGAACACTGCTGCTGTGATCTCTCCGTTGCTGTCAACACTGACCGGGTATGCGCTGCCGACAGTGTTAAAGTCCACAAGCACACGGTTCTCCGAGACAAACGGCTTGTAGAAGAAACCGCCGACCGAGAGGCCCTTTTCAACGTCAATTCGCATGTGTGGAATCATACCGCGCAGGCTTTCGTTTAGGAATTCTGCTCGTGCGCCGCCATCAACAGTGATGGTGCTTTCAATGGTGGTTGGGCGTGCTACTGCTCGGCAGATAGCCGACGGCAGGCCGCAAGACGTAACATTCCGGTTGCCGTGCTGACCGAGCCACTCGGCATCGTCCATATACATCCGTCGCCACAGGTCAATGTTTGACTGCATCGTGGAATCATAGACCGCCGTTGCCCCTGTCAGCTCTTCAATTTTGTTTGCCGGAATCATTGCTTGCCTCACCGCCTTTATTAACTGCTTCAACCGTTCAAACATTCACAAGCCCCCTTGCTCTAACCTCTCGGCGCACTATCGTCTGGAAGTAATAGCGTGATGCGTCCATATCATGGTCAAACTCCTTGATAACCGCATCTTCGGGGGATTTATCGTCCCACATATACATGCCGAATTCGTCGATTGCTCCGGTACAGCTTGCATTGTACTGTGCATAACCAGCAGCAAGCAGCGTCCCCATCAGGCGGATACCGTCAAGCACGCTGTTGTCTGCGTCACGCACACGGAATTTACCGTGTCTGCGGATTGTTTCCTTGAACGATGCAGCCGAGGGGTCAATAATGATCGCCTCGATATACTGACCGCCGACGAACGTTTCAAGATCGGCGTAGTATTCCTCATCTGTTTTCTGTTTCTTCTCCTTGCGGCTGTCGTGCCGATACGCACGCACGCAAGTTGATTTGCAGGTCATTTCATCAAACCGCCAAAGCTGGAACACGGTCGGGTTAATCGTGCCGTAGTCACAGGACACAAACCAGCGATTGCCGGAACCTTCACCATCCGTAACGTGCAGTTCGGTCGAGAACATAGGATAAACCAGACCCTCTGCAACACGTCGCATACCGAGGATATCACGCTGATACCAGATGCTTTTGCGGTCGTATGTCGCAAGGATTTCTTTCAAGCGTTCATCCGATACAGAAAGATTGTCCGCAATGGTGAAATGTCCGTAGTTGAAACCGTAGTTTGGGTTCTCCCGCTGCTTCTCCATGTGGAAGTTGAGCACGTCCGTGTAGTACGGGTGGTTCTCGCCCTTTGGGTTAAGATCGTGATAAATACCACGGTCGCCGCTCGTCATGGTACGGTCAAAGACTTCCTGCACAAACTTGGGGTGACACTCGTTTGCCTCGGTGATATACGCAAGGCCGTAAGTGTTGCCCTTGATGTTCTTCTCGTCGCCGTCTTTACGACCGCCGGATACAAGCACGATCTTCTCAGCGCCGTTCCGCGTCTTGACGTAGATGCAGTCTCGGTTCTGGTACTTACCTACCCGGCAATTCTGCTTGCCGAAATAGTTAATCATGCCGTAACCGTCGCAGTCGATGATATTAAGCATTGCCGACGCAGTAGAAACGCCTGCAATGAGGTGGAATCTGTTCGGGTGCTTTTCCAATCGAGCGCAGAACGCCGTTGTTTGCAATACGTTCTTACCGCCACGCTTGCCGCCCTCGGCCACGTTGAACCAGCTATGAAGGGATTTATAGAAATAATCCACTTGTTTTTTCGTGAACGGTGCGGGGATATTATCCATCTTCAAAATCCTTTATGTCTCTGTCCGGTGCAGGCTTCATCAGCATATCAACGAGCGGCTGCACGCCGTTGTCGTTATCGCTTTCCATCGGTGCAGGTGTATCGCTCTGCCCGAGGTACTGCCTACCTAACCAGATCAGCATTTGTATATTTCCACCTTTAGCCGCCTGTACCTGCCAGTGTCTCAAACGCAAGCGCATCTGTGACACGCCGCGCACATAAGCCGCCCTTACATCCTTGCGATTCAGGAAGTTTCCTCTCGCAAAGTCCAGAGCGTCCGCAATGTCCGCTTGGGTGTTTCCCTCTGCGGCAAGTTCTTCGACGGCTTCAAGATCAATTACTTTCTTCGGTCTGCCTCTCGGCATTTCATAACCTCCTTTCACCCAATAGAAAAGCACCGAGACTTTCCCGGTGCTTTGTCTGTTGAGTTGTGTTTGCTTAGGTCGAGGACGAGCGAGCGCCACGAGCGCCAGCCGCACGACGGCCAACCGCTACGCTACGACGGCGCACACCGCCAGAACGACCACGGTTTGCAAGTCTGCCACTACCATAACCACTACCCATGCTTCACACCTCCTTTCAAATATACAAAAAGGACTATCTTTCGCAGATAATCCTTTCCGTTATATTTATTCACCAATGATTTTGCTCAAATATTCTTTTGAGCCTTTGCCGATTCGCGCAAACTTCATATCTTCGGTTTTAATCGGACGCTTGACCGCCCGCGCGAATTCCTTACCTTCGATATACTTTAGATCGGTATCGAATTCGAGGGATGCGAGAAATTCCTCTTTCTGCGCACGGCTGGTGAAGCAGATGCAGCACCAGTATTCAGTGTCGCACATATCGCGGAATCGCTTGTTCTCAGCGCCCATGCGCTCACGGAAACTCTTTTCTACGTCCCCCAGCTCATCGAGGCACTCGCTTTCGAGCTGCTCTAATTCAATGTGATCGTCTTTTGTTTCCTTAACTTCGTCGTCGTTCCAATATCCCATTACAGTTCGCCCCTCCTGAATAACTCCAACTCTGCCAGCGGGAACCATGTGATAATCTTCTCGTAGTCCCGCGGGAAATTCTCCTTGATCGGCTTCAAGAACCGATAATCAATACCATCGAACGTTCTGCCGAACAGCTTGTAGTCTACCGGCAGCCGAACACCGCTTGCATCAAATTCGCGCAGCAGGTCGGCTTTTACCCAGTCGAACACCGGATAGAACCGCTTTGCATTGTGGTTGATCGCTCCATGTGTTTTCATGGCGATACGCCGCATAGGACTGTCTGCCATTCTAACGCCGGTCGCAGTGTATACGCATTCCGGCAGTCGCTTGCATTCGCGGATGATCTCGCCAATTTCGGCATCGTCATATTCTTCGCCGGGCAAATCCAGCGCCTCGATCTTGGTTACATGCTCCGGCGACTGGAAGACCAGATTTCGCAGCAGCCGGTACAGTGATCTGTGCGGCAGTCTGTAAATGTGAGTGCCGAAAAAATCCTCATAGTATGCGAGGCTGTTTTCGACGAATTCCAGACCCGGCACAGTGTAACAATAATACGGGATTACATGCTTGAAATACTTCCTCAGCTGCAACCACGCTGCAATGCTGTCTTTGCCTGTGGAAAATGCTAAGATCGCGGTATCGCATTCCTCCGCCATAGTACGGCAAAGGCTCTCTCCGCTGCTTGCATCTACTCTATCATACACTACGCTTTGTCCTCCTCTTTGTCTCGCTCCATCTGACAATCAATCGCACGAGCGATAAAGCCATTCACGCTTTCGCTCCGGCCTTCCACATGGGATTTGATCTCTTCTTTCTTGCCTTTCGGCAGGGTCAAATTAACTCGGTCATAAGCCTTGTTGATGTACTTATTGGTTGCTTTCTGCTGTGCCTTGCTGGATGGCATATAACAGCACCTCCTAACGATAGCTATTATACGCCTAAGATATATTTGTGTAAATATACACAATCCACAAATATACTTGCGCAAATATAGTTATTTCGCCAATTGCTATACTTGCGCAAATATATTATACTATAGTCACAGTAAAGGAAACGAACACCGAAAGGAAGTAATCAATATGTTAACTAACCGAGAAACCAACGCAGCAATCAAGCGCGAACTGAAAGCCGCAGGCTACAACACCAAGTCCTTCAAGGTATCCGTTAAGGATTGCGGATACAGCACCAGCGCACATGTTACGATCAAGGACCCGACCGTAAAGCGCAGCGACATTGAAAAGCTGCTTGCTCACTGGGACGAGATCGACCGCGACGAGCGCACCGGCGAAATCCTCGCAGGCGGCAACTTTTATATGTTCGTCGATTACGAGTACGGCCTGTTTGATGAGGTATCCGCCAAGTATATCGACGAGGCGGAAAAGGTGCTCAGAAGCGCCGATGACATCGTAACGGTTCGCCCCGGTCTCTTGTACTATGACTACCGCCTGCACGACAACAAAAGCCGTTGCACCGCCATTGGCGGAGCGAAAGAACTTGCTAAGTACATTTACCTGTATCAGCAGTTCGGCACGATCGGCGCTTAAAAGGTTCTCGCGGGTTCACCCTTAAAGCCCGCACCCATAAATTTTTTATTTTGGAGGCTACACACCATGAACACCATCAAACACACCGAGTACAAACACAACGGCCGCCGCGTTATCCTCGACACCTGCGAACTCGCGCAGGGCAAATACGAGACTATGCTCCTGTACCCCAACGGTCACGAGATCGACTGCCGCACGGCACGCACCGAGGCGGACGCAATCGCAGACTTTGACGAGCTGCTGACCGCCTACCCGGCAGACACCAAGCCCGCAGCACCCAAGCCGCTTACCGGCAAGTACGCCAAGCTCCGCGACGATCTGCGCAAGGTGTACGAGATCGGCAAAGCCGCAGCCGCACAAGTTGAGGACGGCGGCACCTGCAATTTAGATGCGCCCTCGCTCCTGCTCCCGCGCTGGCAGTCCGCCAAGATTGAGCAGGCTTGCAAGGAGGCCGGATGCGGCTGCTTTGAATGGAAGTGCTTTAACCGGCGTTGGGTTATCTGCTTTCACATTCCCGGTCAGGCATACAAGCGCGAGACCGCTGCCGAGGTAATGACCAAGGCGCTTGCTGATATGGGCTATGATGCCCTTACCTACTGCGCTATTGACTAACCATCTTAACCACCCCGCCCCGGAGGTCACGAGGGCAGAAAGGACTTACCATGGTACGCATCACAAAAGCAGAATACGACCGCATCGGCAACGACTACAAATCCACCTATCAGGATTACCAAGGTAATCACCCAGAATGGGTTGGACGCCGTTGTGCATTTCTTCCCGGATACGGTACTATCTTATTCATTGAGGGTGTCAGCTTTGAAATTGTTTAATCTCCCGCCCGGCTCACGCACCTGCGGCGGAACATATGCAACTTGCACAAATCCACGACCGATATTTTCACCACTATTTTGGTGGTTTTCTGTTGACATACCACCAAATTGGTGGTACAATAAGACCATAAAAAAAGAGATACGAAAGGAACGATCATCATGAAACTGAACGCTGAACAGATCAACAAGATTAAGGAAATCGCAGAAGAATATGATTTTGACTATGCGGCAATCGGTTTCCGCTCTCAGGACGTGCCCTTTGAGCTCGGCTCTATCGACCATGTTTCCCATCATTGGGACAACGGCGACGACACCGGCGAAGACCTTCCCGGTATTTGCGTTTGCTCTGTCAAGCTGGTTGATCGTAACCCTGATTATTACGGCGAGCATTGCGCTGTAATCGCCGGCAACGCTTACGAGTACGGCGAGGACGAGGGCGAATACATCATCCGTGACCCCGAAGTTATTGCAATCATCGCATAAGGAGGACTAACACCATGACCGATCATCAATTCAGCATCCTGTGGGGAGAGGCTTCAACCTCTCCAGATCGTGCCGAATTTGTTTCCGATTCGGCGCTCTCTGCTATCTGGGATGACCCGGAGGGCTCACCGGTTCCCGCAGATCGTCTCCGCGAGCTTGACGCGCTCTGGACCGCAGTTCATACATCCATCAAGGATATGCGGCAGGCGCTCGGCCTGTCCCGTCCGGCGTTCAGCGCTCGTTTCCTCGTTCCGGTCCGCACGCTGGAAAACTGGGAATCCGGTGCAAGCAAGTGCCCGGAATATGTCCGGCTCGCTCTCCTGCAGGCCGCCGGTCTGTATACGAGGGCTTAACCATGGCAGATCAAAAATATATCTATCCAAGCCGTGGGAAATATCGTGTCCACATCCCGCGTTTAGGGATAGACGGCACATTCCCCACGCTTGCCGAGGCTATCGCATACCGCGATCAAGCGCTTGCAAGCACGCCGCAAGCCATGCGCATCTGCGTTGACTGTGGCAAACCCTTTGCAGGTGCAACATCTGCTAAACGCTGCCCGGATTGCCGCAAGGTGTACCAGCTTAACTGGTCACGCCGCAAGGCAGGTTGGACGGAAGACGAGATCACCGCAGGCAAACGCACCGAAACGCGCGTCATCCTTCCCGGCGACCGTTTCGGGCGATTGACTGTAGTACAGCGCGAAGGTTACGACCCACAGCGCAACGCCACAATGTATCTATGTCATTGCGATTGTGGCAAAGATACTACCGTGCAGGGCGGCAACCTTGTAAGCGGTCACACAACCTCTTGCGGCTGTGCTCTTAAAGACTCGCAGCAGTCGCCCGAAAAGCGTATCACCGCACTAAAAGCCTCGCCCAACACCGGCAAGTTTGAACAAAATCTAAAAGCTAAATCCTTTATGCTTTCCGACGGCAAAAACGAATATATCTGCCGCAACCTGTCCAACTTCTGCCGTGAGAATCCGGAGCTTTTCGATCTGCCGCCCGGTGACGATGCCGCCGCCGAGCGCGAAGCAAAAGACCTTGCAACCTCTATCGGCCGTTATCGCTGCCACGGCTGGCTGGTTTCGAGGGTTTACGACCGCGTTTGTCAGCAATGCGGCAAACGGTTTCCGGCCGAAAACAAAGCACGATTTTGCCCGAAATGTAAACAAGAGCGCATCCGCATTAAGTCCCGCAACTTCCAGCGCCGTAATAAGCTCGGCTGGACAGAGGAGCAAATCGCAGCCGATAAATCCTCTCAGCTTGTGAAAGTTCTTCCGCCGCTTCTGCGGCCGGACGGACCGTTTGAATTTATATCGCAGCCGGACCCGCGGCACTACGTTGCAAAGTGCAAGCGCTGCGGTAAGGTGATCGAACGCGGTGCAAGCTATTTTTACAGCAAAACCGTTGTTTCGTGCGGCTGTGCCAACGCCAAACGTCTAAATATTCAGAACAAAATAGATGAAAAGTACATCTATTTGCGCTCATCCGGGAAGTATTGCGTGACAATCGAAAAGTACCTTCTGAAAAAAGATTTTCCGTCCTTGGATGAAGCAGTCAGCTTCCGCGATCTTATTCTCCACAACGCAGAGCTGATAGAATCATCCGAGAACCCGCCCAAAAATCTGCATTTTTGCACAAATTGCGGAAAATTACTTTTGAACGTTTCGGAAAGCCGTGTGTGTGCAGAATGCAAAAAAGAAAAGTCCATCAAAGCCGCACAGCATGAAAAAGAACGTCGGCGCGATTACCAGCGCCGACGCGCAGGCTGGACCGAAGAAGAAATCCGTCTCGGCCACAGAATTAAATAGCATGACAAACCCCGCTCACCAAAGCCATAAGGTGAGCGGGGTTTACCATTATACGACTGTTTCGGTTCCGCAGGACTTGCACCTGCTTTCAGCTCTATGCAAACCGGTATACCTCCACAGGGAGGTATGGGCGCTATCGTCGCGTCTGTACGTCGGGCTTTTACCGAGGCTTGCGCCGCTGTCCAGAACGGTTTGTATGAAATCCAGAGAGGTATAACCTCACTTTCGCAAGTTTACTTGTGTTTCCGTCCTGATGATTAGGTTGTTTATTGCAAGAGATAAACAGACTGGTGCTCTTTCGCGGCGTGTACTTAGCCACCCGAAAGCGCCGTATCGGCTTTGTAACTTTGTACCGGTTGTTTTGCTCTCGGCTCTCTAAGTCCGTGTGAGTGCTTATCCGGTAGCACTCGCCCTCTCGATATAGGCTGTTCGGCGTCTCTGTCCGTCGTGTCACGCGTCTCTATCGGTGCGTAATCCGGCTGATTCCCTTTTTAGTTACAGCGGGGAGCGACCCCGGTCGCGGCGTGCCTGCAAGCACCCGCTGAACTCTGCAAAGCCGTTGCAGCAGCTTCACAGGCGTTCGGAAACAGATTGTCCGTCTTTCCGGACTGTCAGAATATTATCGTCCTCGTTGGAGGCGTTTTGCTCCCTCCGCCTCATGCAGTTTCGGGAGCAGATCGCCTTGCACGTCGTCCGCCATGCAAGGCTTGCCAGAAGTCCGCCACATTGCCCTTGGCTAAAAAGGTTCTGTACGTTACCCGTCCGGCCTCATGAAGCCATCCGGGCATGTTTGCGGTGCCTGTTGCCCGCAGGCTCCGCATTCCATTCTCATTGTAGCATAAATGTTATTACTCCGTCACCCTCATGCAGGCTTTGGAGCATATCGGCGTGCCGCGCAAAAGGCACGCCGAAAGAATAGAAAGGATAATCAATGCCTTCGTTCCGCGAAAGGCGTTTTGCTCCTCAGCCCTCATGCAGACTTTGGAGCAGGTCAGCGGCAGGTCTCCCCACCGCTTTAAGTAGGTATTTGGGGTTAAACAGAAAGGCTTGTCACCCGTCAGCCCTCACGCAGGCTTTCGGGCGTGTACCCGCCTTTCGGCGGGCTGAAAGTGGAGGAACGAAACTCCGTGATTCCGCCCTTTAGGGCTTTTATCACGATATCATTATACCACCATGTTTAGTATTATTGTGTATTGTGTTTTCCACAATGTTATTCACAGCCTGTGCGTATCCGTTCCACTGCCTTCAAAGCTCTTACATGCATTTCGCCCTTCACATGGGATTCGCTGTAATTTTGGTTACGCGCCACGTCTCTCCATTTGCATCCGTTTACATACCGGTCGGTTAGCAACGTCCTGAGTTCGTTGCTCGGAACTTTTGCAATCGTGCTGATAATCTCAGCCCGCACCAAAGCAAGCCGCTCCTGCTCGCGTTTGATTTGATTGTTCAACTCAATGTACGCATCCGCCTTATTCGCAGTAACATCACCGCCGCCGCCCGGCGTTTCCTTAATAGTCGCCGTTGCACTCGTCGCTCGTGTCCATGCTTTTACACGAGCGTTTTCCAACGATGCAATGTTGTTCTCGATTCCTACGGCACGCAAAAGCCATTCTTTAGTCGTCGTGTGCCACTACCTCCTCCATGCCGCGCTGTGTATATCGCCTGCGGCGGCTGATTCTCGCCGCCTTGTGGACGCAACCCACACCCGGTTCACATCCACGCGATTTCCCCGTGTCGATCAAATAATGACACGCCCATAGCTTAGACCCTTGGCTTGTACCAAGTACCCGCCAGTATGCGCACCCAGCGCATTCGCTTTTCTTTTTCATGCTAATGCTATTCCATTCTCCCGCAGTTCTTCAATCAGATCGTCGATTTTAACGTATTTTCGGGCGATACTGTCTGTGAGGTAGTTTGTTTCGTCCCATAGCCGCCGTAATCGGTCATAGTCGTACCCTTCTTTATCCCGTAGAACGCTAAACATAATTGCCCATGTAGACGCAACCGCCGTGTTCATTGCGTCTCGTTTGGCTTTTTCTATGTCACCCTGCGTCGCCGGTATTCGGTATGGGTTGACTTTCTTTTTCTTCGCCATTTCCGTACCTCCAATTTTCATACCGCCGTATCTCGTCCAGATACTGCCGCATCTCCGTGCTGTACCGTTTCACTCGTCCATCCGCTCCAACATATCAAGGTACTTTCTCGCCATCGCCGCCACCTGAATTGCCTCGCAAGCCGCCGCTTCGGCGTACTGTTCAACCAGTGCCACCTGCAGCGACGTTGGGATACCGTCACGGATTCGGCGCCAGAGCTGCTCCATCGCCATCTCGATACTGTCGCATTCTTCCCGCAGTTCCTCGGCTTCCTCCTGCATTACCGCCCATCCCTCGTGCTCCGAGTGAAACTGCGGGAACCGCTCATTTGCGCTTGCAAGTTCCTTATAAACTAACGCTTTTACTTCTGCGCTCACTGCGTTCACTTCAATCCCTCCTTTAACAATTCCTCGGCATACGGCAGGGTAAATACCCAGTCGCAAAAATCGTGCCATTCGTTCAGCTTGTGTCCTCTACGCTGACTGACCATATTCAGCAGGTTTTCGTATGTCATGGTGACCGTGCGCTTCTGATTGTAGGACTGCGGGAGAAGCTGAATCAAGCCTTTCCAATACCGTTTTGCAAGGTCGTTCTGACCTTTTTTAAGGGCTTCCAGATATGCCTTTCTCAGCATTTCACAGTCAGCTACAACACTAACAAAACATTCCCTTAACGTCATATCTGTATAAGGAATTTCGAAATCATCATCAATGCTGAAGTCGGAAAGTTCAATCGGCTTGCTGTGAATCTTGTGCATCGTGGAACAGGAATTTGCAACCGTGCCCACCTTGTAAGTGTCAAATTCCGCCAACCAGTAGCGCGGCGCAGTAATGTCAACCGATACGAAAATCTGCCGTAAGAACTTCCGATGCGACGAACCAGCGCGGATAAGGCGGCGCATGAGGTCGAGGTCGTTGCAGCCGATGACAAAAACTCTTGTGTCGATATCCGGTGCTGCGCAATCATCGTAATGATTGTCGTAATACATACAGTTTTTGCACTGAATCACAGGAGCGTTCTCTGTGCACCATCCACTATCCGACTTATCCCAACTGTTTAAGGGATTACGCATCCCTCGAATTGCGTGTTTCCATCCCCATACTTCGGGGTGCTCGAATTTAATCATGGTGTTCCTCTTTAGTCCTCCTCGTCAATTACGATGCCGCCATGAATAATGACGCGTTTATCGTTCAGATCGAAATATACCTCGTTATCGTTCTCGGAAACATCAAACTTGCCGTTCCATTCTTTGATCTTCTCTCCGGTGTTGCTGTATACCGTTACCGTGCGATGCAGCCCGCCAGACACATCACTGCCGATGCTCTTAGCCACGCGATCGCAGCCAGCGCACCCGGAAAACATCAGAGCCATCATAGCTACCAGCAGAGTTAAAATTGTTTTCTTCATTCCTGTCCACCTCCATAATGTTCAACAATGTACTGGTTCGCCGTGGTTTCCGGCGCGGTTTTGCATACGTTTCTAAAGGCGATCGCACCGAAAACCACTAAAAGCACAGAGAGCATAACCAGTGCAGCGCTAATGTTATCAGAGCCTATAAATCTGGCTATAAGCACTGCAAGTCCACAAACAACCGCTAACGCGCTCAAAACAAGTACCGTCGCTTGTGCTGTATCCATCTGGGCGGCGATTTCAGCAATGGTCATTCTTCCAGCCCCCAACGCATCGGTCTGCCACACCACGGGCAAAAACTTACCAAACCAGCCCATCTGCCGTTAATAGGCTTTCCGCACCTGGAGCACCAGCCTACCAAATCATCACCGTATTCCTCCATTTGCGATTTGGTAGCCGGTTCCATAGTAGCCTCTCCGTCGCGCAGCATTCCATATTCAGCGCGGGCTTTGTTGTAACCAACTTCCCAACCGGCGTTCCACACACTTTCCGCATTGCGCTTGCTTTCTCGCAGTACAAACTCTTCTATTTTTCTATTCATCGCCCGTAACCTCCATCTCTCGAATCAGCCGGTTCAGATACCATCGCGGTTTCTTTCTGAACTTCATTCCGTTACTCCCTCACATTCCGCCCCGCAAGCCGCATAGCCTGCAAGATCAATCCAACTGTCAGCCTTTCCGCCTCCTGCTGCAATGCGTGCAATCTTGAGCAGCGCCATCATCATGGCAACGTCGTTTGCTTCGATATACACACCGCCCGCCTCATCCACGCACGCGCGCCTGAGGTATGTTTCCCAAAGTCCCGCGATTGTCTTAAAATTATCCTCCGGCGTGCCGTAGTCCGTCTCGCGCTGTCCGCATACGCACTTCTCCGCCGCGTGCAGGATGTCCGCACGGGTCAGCCTGTGCTTCACGTTCTCGCTGTTTTCCTCGACTGCCTCGGCAATGGTGGGCGTGTCGTCCTCGATCACCTCATAGCCTAAGTATTGCGCTATTTCTCTCTGATGATAAATTGCATAGGCATAGCAACTATCCTGCTCTGTGAGTGCCTTGTCTTTAATCTCGCAGCTTCCACAGTGGTAGTGAGTTCCTGCAAAACAGGTTTCATGCAGCAGTGCGTCGATATCGTCGTACACTTTCCCGTCTTTCTTAAACTTCATCGTTTTTCTCCTCCATCATTTCGTTCAGCCTGTCGGCAATCAGATCGTACTTGTGCTCTACCCAGATGCCATACACGAAGAAGATAGTTGCCGTTACGATAAAAGCATAGCCGAGAATATCACCCATTGTTTTTCCTCCTGTTCCATGCCTTAATTACGTCCTCAGCCGCGCTCGTTCCGACGCGCTCGCTGTCAACCAAAATCCGTGTGGTTGCACCGCATTTGGTGCAGAGCACTCTCACGCCGTTGCTTACAAACAGGCGAGCTTTTTCACCGCAGAAGGGACACGGTTTCAGTTCAATCATTGTCTGCACCTCCGTCCCTTCTCTCGCCGTAGCTGCAAAAATCGTCCGGCTTCGGTGCGTCCTCTGGCGTAATCCGAACGACTTGGAACATTTTGCATCCATACCATTCTCCGCCATTGTTATCCACAAAACACTTGCAGTCCTTGCACCGCACCACCGGCACAACATCTACATTACGCTTTACTTCAAATTTTTCGTTCAGCCACCGCCGTACATAATCCAAATTATACGAGCTGAATCCGATGTTCATTTCACCGTTTTCCCAGTACATAATGCTGTAATACGGCTTGTCCTCACTGTTATTCACGATGATTTGCGCAAAACAAGTTTTAATCTTTTCGTGGTCAGCCATTTTCGCACCCCTTTCCCAAATGAGTTGCACTTTTCTGCTTCTCAAAGTAAAACTCAATCGGCTTTTCATTCTCGATCACATTCCCGTAAACTACGCCAACCTTATAGATGTAATTTTCGCGCAGCTTTCTCGGAATTTCCGCGATGTAGCGCCGGAATGTTTCCAGCGTATGGGCTCGCTTGTAATGATTGCACATTCGACAGGACGGCATGAGGTTTGAAATATCGTCCGTTCCGCTATCCTCTGGGTTCCACGCTCTGACCGGCTGGAAATGGTCTACCTGCATATCCTTGTATGCAATCTCTCTGCCGCAATAAGCACAGTGTCCGTCGTATTTGCGGTATACTTCTTCGCGGGTTTTCTTACTTATCGCCATCGTCTTTCTCCTTCGGCAGTTCCGGCATCAGCATTCATGTCCATATCTCCTCTGCGTAGCACCAACTTTGTGGTGCTTTGTTCATGCCAGTCCACGCCGATCCGCAACCAAACTGAGTCAGGCTGCGCGGCTGATCGTAAATCTTCAAATCTGAAATATGCCATCCATACAGCAGCTTTCCCTGGGCATATTCCACTGCATCATTTTCATCAATGCAGGCAGCGCCATTTACCATAGCATCACGTCCGCAGGTCTTGTCAACAATCATAGTATCACAGATGAATTCACCAATTACACTGCCATTGCCGATGGGACAATTCATGCTCTTCATGCCATTTACAGCAATATCTGCGATAAGCCGCTCCTGCGAAATAGGGATATTGAGCGTTTTACCGCCTTTGGTACAATAGATAAACACCTTGAAGGGTGTTTGTAGCTTAGGCCGCGTCCGCCGCACTTCTATCGTCTTCTGGCCTTGAATGATCTTCTCACACCATTTAGGCCGAATCGAGATCATCACAGAGTTCATTTTTTCTCCTCCCATTCCTCGCACGCGTCATTCTCTAACCGGAAATCCGCCCGGTGTTCGCTGTCGCCGTTGCAGCACACACCCTCAAATGCTGCATACCATCGGCAGGTTTTGCAGGTGTTCATCCGCACACTTCACCGAACGTCACATTCTCTGTCCCAATGTCTCGTTCTGCCGATTTGCAATTTTCTACTGCCAGCTCGTAGTAGCTCTTTTTCAGCTCTATACCGATATGTCTGCGTCCCATTTTGATTGCCTGATATCCAGTCGAGCCGATACCGTCGAATGGGTCAAGCACAATATCCCCCGGATTGCTCCACAGTTCCACGCACCGCTCAATCACCGGAAGTTGCAGCGGGCAAATGTGCCGCTCGTCCTTTTCCTCTTTTGCTGCTTTTCGGTTAAGCGTGTCGCTCTGGTTAATGTCCCACCACGTCGGGCTTGCGTATTCTTCCCATATTGGACTTGCCACTTGCTGCCAGTGATCTACCGGATAGCTTTCGTTCGTATGCTCCACTCTTTCCGGGTTATCTCCGGGTTTGCGGAACGTCACCACATAATCCGGAATGCCCATTCGGCTCATGCATGAATCTTTCTTGATCTGCTTATGCAGCAATCCCAGAGCTTTTGTGCGCTGCATCGCTGTAACCGGATTCTTCCAAATGCACACCTCAGAATGATAAATAAACCCGATCGACTGCATCCAACGGATTACATCTCCGCGGAAGTCTCGAATCCCGATGCATCCGTCTCGTTCCTTACTTGTCGGTAAATTCATGCAATGAATAGAAACATTGCGTCCCGGCATCATCACGCGGAACCATTCTTTTCCGAGGAACATATATTGATCAGCAAACTCCTCATACGTTCTGCTGTTGCCCATATCCCTGTCACTGTTCGAGTATGTATACAATGACGCGAACGGAATGCTCGTCACCGAAAAGTGAATGCTGTTGTCCGGGATTCCTTGCAGAACTTCTACGCTATCACCGTTATAGAGGGCAAAGTTTTTACCCTCGTACTGATCTAACACCTTCATGCCGTCAACCATTCCGGGATTTTCATTTCCACCTGCGGATTGTATGGAATTACGATACGAACCGTTCCCCGGATTTCCTCCTCTAAAATTTCTTTTGTATGCTTTACCATTTCCGCAGTCATTTCTGCGCACTGACGTTCCTTGCGCTCGACATTAGCCTTTACTGCGCCTTCCGCCGCCGATGTCACGATATGCACGTTTACCGTGTTCTCCTGACCAAAGCGGTAACACCTTCTAATCGCCTGATACATCATTTCGTAACTGTCTGACAGTCCAACAAAGATCATGTTATGGCATCCTTGCCAGTTCAATCCGAAACCAGCAATAGAGGGCTTTGTAACTAACACACGGATTTCTCCATCTGTAAAACGTCGCAGTCGTTCCGCTTTGTCTCGTGGTTTGTCGCTGCCCCGGATCTCTACTGCGTCATCAATCAGCTTTGTTAGTGTTTCGCTCTCATCGTTCAGATCACACCACACAAGCCACTGCCCGCTGTCCGTTTTCACCAGTTCCGCAGCTTTTTCGCACCGTTCCTTCAAACTGTTTCTTCTCGCTTCCCGGCGTTCGCTCAACGTCTGTGCGACCTCTGTGAACAACGTCAAGTTGTCGTTCATGGTCTCTTGATGTACTTCTACCAGATGTTCGTGTGTGTGCATCTCAGGCAAAATATACTCATCTGCCGGATATCCGAGATCAGCAGGGCTCGTAAGTACCACAGCCCATTCCGCAAGCCATCCCCAGAATTTATCTTCCGCATGGCCTTTCAGTCTCCACTTGCTTGTATTTGCACCATCGTGGATGAAGAATGTTGCAAGCATTTCCGTACGGCTCATTACGCCCAGAAATTCCGCTTGGTTGCCCAGCTCCATGTAATCGTTCGGTGATGGCGTTGCAGTACAGCTCAATTTATATTCCGTTTCGCGGAACAAATCTATAATCTGCGTTCTCGTCTTGCTCGTGAAGTTTTTCAATATCGAACTCTCATCCAGCACCACTCCGCCAAACGATTCTGCCGTGAAGTGATCGAGCATTTCATAGTTTGTGATATTCACGCCATCAGACACATCATTCATGCTTCGGCACACCGTCACACAGTAGCCGAATTTTTCTCCCTCGCGTTTGGTCTGCTCTGCAACAGCCAGCGGTGCGACGATCAATACGGGTCTTTCTGTATGTTCCGATACGCTCTGTGCCCACTCAAGCTGCTGGATTGTCTTTCCAAGCCCGCAGTCCTCGAATAGTGCCGCGCGTCCTTTTTTCAAAGCCCAGAAAACAATATCTTTCTGCCACGCAAACATCTTATCATTCATTTCTTTGCGGTCTTTGCTAAAACCAGAACTGATAACGTGATATTCCTTTCTTCGCAGGAACTCCTCATACTCCATCTGTTTCATCCGCTCCCAAAATCTCAACCACAATCCTCGGATTTTTCGCGTCCACCTCAAAGTGATCTTCAAACCCTCGGATATTCTTCCAACCGTCGTTCGACAAATACCTCGCTTTCACCAGCGCATCCTGAATAACCTTTCTGCCGAACGCGCAGATATTGTCCTTGTCCCGCCGCCGGTCTTTTTCGTACCAGCGGTAAATCATGTACACCGGCTCCTGAAACTCCGCACCGCCAAGTTGCTGTGCCGCATGCATCACAACGGTTTCGCACTTCTTCTTGAGCTGTGCGCCTAAGTACCGATTGCGCCGTTCCGCCTCGATCAGCTCATTCAGTCCCGGCAGTGGGCCTTTGATTACAAATTTCAACTGTACCTCCAGTCTGCAGCCGAGAACTTACCGCTTGCAAGGTGCATCATCATGTCGATCTCACCCGTTCCCGCGTGCCTGTTCTTTGCTACGTTCACCTTTACCTGTACGCTCTCAGCTTTCTCGTCCTCGTCGTACATATCCGGCCGGTGCAGCAGAATCACACAGTCCGCATCCTGTTCGATTGCGCCGCTGTCTCGCAGGTCTGACAGCATCGGCTTTTTGTCCGCTCTGGTCTCCGTCCCTCGGTTGAGCTGTGCCAGACAAAGCACCGGCACGCCCAGCGTCCGCGCAAGCACTTTCAGTTCACCAGAAATCTCAGTAATCTGTTCGTACCGACTCCGCAGCCGCATATTCGGCTTAATCAGCTGTAAGTAGTCGATGACCACAAGCCGCAGGTTTTTCACCTTGCGCGCCATCGTCCGTATTTCGCCCACGCCGCACCGTAACGTCTTGTTTAAGTACAGCGGAACATTTATCAAACTGTGTCCCGCACGGCTTGCAGCGGCGATCTCATCGTCCGTAGCACCGCCGAGCAGCAGCTTGCTTGCCGGAACCTTGCAAATGCGGCTCACACGTCTTGCGGTCAGCTGCACGCTGTCCATTTCGAGTGAGATAAACAGCACGCCGCCCTGCTTTGCTACGTTGTCCGCAATCTGCAAGCTGATTGCCGTCTTGCCGCAGCCGGGTCTTGCCGCCAGTACATACAGTCCGCAGTTGAGCATACCGCCGCCGAGAATCCGGTCTAAGTCCTCAAATCCGGTCTGTACGGAAACCGCGCCGCTGTCCAGCCTGTCCCAAAATTCCAGTGCAGCGTTCTCGCCGCTGATCAGCTCGCCTTCCGCGTGCTCTGCCAGCTTTGCAAGCTGCTGCGTCATGCCGTCTATCACCTCGGACGGGTCCGCATTTGCAATAATATCCGCGTCCGCCGTACTCAGTACCTCGCGGATGCCGCGCCGCAGCGCAGCCTTGCGCACCTCTGCGATATGCGGTTCAAGGTCTGCGTTCCCGCTCGGTGCAATCTCTATCAACTCGTAAAAGTACGAGCGTACCACGCCGCTTTCGTTTGCCGCCTTTGCCGGGTCTACGTCCTCGCCTCGGTTGTCTATCCGCTGCATCGCCTCAAAGATTTCACGGTTCGCTTCCACCGTGAAGTCCTCCGGCTTTAATTCTTCCAGCAATCGCCGTGCCGTCTGCGGGTTTGTAATCGCCGCACCGATCAGCAGGTTTTCGCTGGTGATGATATCAGTCATACACCTTCACTCCGTTCACCATCCGGTACTTTGGTTTTTCCGGTCTGCTCTCCGTGATTCTGTCCCAAATAATCCCGCGCCAGTTGTTTGCCATACTCAGCCGGATAACCTCGGCTACCGCCTGTTCTCCATGCCGCTTTACGCGGTTTTCAATTTCTGTCAGCAGAGACTTCAAGCCGGTTGACTTGTACGCCTCTCTGCGTTCCTTCTTGTAGGTGATCCAGTCGCGCACCGCAGAAAGCGCAGGCTCAGAAAACCGCTCTGCAAGGTCAGGGGCGGACGCGCCATCTTTCTCCTTCTTGCTTTCTTGCCTTCTTGCTTTCTTGCTTTCTTCAATTGTTGTTAGCTGCCTGTTGTCTGCCTGTTGGCAGCCTGTTAACTGGCTGTTATCAGCCTGATACCTGTCGTAGTTCACAACCGTCACGATCGAGAAGTCGCGGAAAGACTTCATTTCGATTTCGCCCGTCTGCTTCAAGTGCTTTATCGCCGTTCTCACGTTCTGTACGCTCATTCCCGTAGCCTCAGCCATCGCAGGATAAGAGGTAGCGAGTTCTCCGCGGTGCACCGGCTTTCCCTTGAAAACCGCCTCGTCCCAGTTTGCCGCCAAGCGCAGATATTCCCACAGGTGAGCCGTGAAGGGGTCTTTGAACCACCCCCACGACAGCAACGAGCGGTATTCTTTTATGTATCCGTTCGTTAGCATCCCTTGTCACCTCTTAAAACGGAACGTCCGAATCTTCCTCCGGCATATCCGCAAAATCGCTGTTCTGTCTGCCGCTGTTTGAATCGCGGTTCTTCTTGGTCTCACCGAACGAAACTTCCTCGCAGTTCAGCTCAATCGCCATGCGGTTGTTGCCATTCTGGTCTTGCCACTTGCGGGACTGGATACGGCCAACAACGATTGCCATCATACCCTTGCTGAACCACTGCGAAACAAACTCTGCCTGCTTGCCCCATGCAACGCAGTCGATAAAGTCTGTCTGTTTCTCGCCGTTCGCGTCCTTGCGGTCACGGTCAATCGCCAACGTGAACGAACAAACCGCCGTGCCGCTCTGCGTATGTCTCAGCTCCGGGTCGCGCGTCAGCCGACCCATTAAAATTCCCTTATTCAGCATTTGCAAATCTCCTTCGTGATGTACGATTTCAGTTCTTCCGGCGTGTAATACACCTGAGCGCCGATACGCACGCAGCGGATATAACCCGCCTTGTGGATTTCGTCCAGTGTGTCCACGCTGATGTTCAGCGCGTCCGCCGCTTCCTTGCGCGTAAGTAACAGCTTTTCCATTTATCGTCCCGTCCCTTTCGTATACTTCTGGTTTTCCTCGCTCCACATGGGATAGAGGCTTTGCAGGTACTCCCGCATTTCCCGCTTGATTTCCTTTCCGTCACCCTGATCCATTTCCCGGTGGCAGTCCGGGCACAGCATCACAAGGTTTGTCGTGATACCCATGCCTCCGCGTGCTCTCGATACAAAATGGCATGCTTGCAGAACACCGCCTTTCCCGCAGTGACGGCAAATGCCGCCGTCCCGGTCGTAGCATTCCTTCCACACCACCGGCGAGATACCAGTAAACCGTGTCTGTCTTCTCATACCTCGCGTTCCTCCGGTTTCCACTTACTCAGCCAGCCGATCACCGTGCTTTCCGGTTCGGTCTCAATGCCCTGCTCCTTGCAGTCTTGCACGATCAGGTTGATAAGCCGTCCCATCTGCAACGTGTTGTAGGTGGATGAGCCGTAGAAGCACAGCAGATAACCGCCATTGCAATCCTGCGTTACCCATCCGAGGCCTTGCTTGCTCCACAGGTCAGCGATAAAGTCTCTCTGCTGACCGTTCACATACGGCACAAGTCGGTAATTGTCCCCGATTTCGGGGATGTACTGCCGATAAACTTCCTCCCGCTTGATTCCCAGCTTTGCAGCCAGTTTTGACATCATTTGCCAAGCATAGGCATTTGCCCGCCCGGAACGCTTGTCGTACTTCTTCTTCACCTCGGCGATATAGGTCTTGCCCTCTTTGAGCTGTTCGCACTCCACCCGCGCCATCGGCGCGTTCTTGATGTGCAGACACAGCCAGTTTCCGAGGTCATTGTGCACTACCTGCGCACGATCGAATTCATGCGTCATTCTGCACCGCCTTGTGCTGTTCTGCCTTGATAGCGTTCCACTTCGGTTCAAGCTCCAAAATCGCAGCATTCATCTTTACAATGTCATTTTCGTCCTTCTGGTACTGCTCACGCCATAGCTTCGACGACGCATCTGCATCTTTGCCGCTGATATCATAAAGCAGCTTCTTTACGTGTTTTGCTTTCTTCTGGACTTCGGTCAGTTCGACCGGCGGCGGTACAAGTTCAAACCGTGCTTCTCCTTTTTCATCCTCAATCACAAGGCCGGAAATCCTGCGCTTGTCATACTGGATACTGCGCACACGGAACGACTGCTTGCACTTGATTCTGCCGTTTTGCTCGGAATACTCTTTATCCCTGAGCCGAACCCAAATCATAGGAGCCGTGTACAGTTCTCGGCCAATACCCCAGTTGGTGCACGCCCGCTTAAAGCTATCGCTTGCCTGTCCCTTCTCCTTCTCGGTATTGCTTTCCGTTCCTACGTCCTGCTTTACAACCCACTGTCCTTTTTCTGCATCCCAGACAGAGACATTGCAGTAAAGCCGACCGTCGATGATAACGTGTTCGCGCTTCCAGTTTGTCTGACCGTACACCTCGTCCAGAATGGACATATCGCAACGTGCGTCCTTGTAGAGTAGCAACGAACACGATACGCCATACTGAGACTTTGACACCTGCGCTACGCGGCACTCGATCTCGTCTGCATTAAGCAACCTGATATTCATATCACTTCACCTGCAAATTCATGTTTTCTACCAGTTCCGCGCCCGGTACAGCCTCACCGGATTTCAGCAACTTGCCGATTGCCGCCTTGTCCGGCTTGCGGTCGATAACCACCTTGCACAGGTCGTCCGGAACCATTACGTCGCTTGTAATGTTCACCTGCATACTCTTGCGGAACGACAGCGCAGCCTTCGACGTGCTGATCTTGTCTTTGCCTACAGCAAGCATACTGTCCGCAAGGTGCTGCTTCATGTACTCCATCCGCTTCTTGGTCGCATCCTCTCGCGCCTTGAGATTGTCCCGCTCGTTCTTGAGCGCCTTAACCTCTGCGTCAAGGTTCTTGATGGTGACGGCATACGCCTCGGCCTTGTCCTCAAACGCCGCGTCCAGACCGTCTACAGCCTCAAATCCGCTGACCTCGCCGGTCTCCGGGTCTACCGTGATAGCCTGCATTGCAGTCGCAAATTCCTGCGTCAATTCGTATAAATTCATAGTTCGTCCTCCTGTTCAAAGTCCTGCACAGCAATCCGTAAATCAAGCAAGAAGTTCTTAATCTCGATTCTGAATAGGTGTTTATAATTCTCCAGATACAGGCCAATAGCAGTCTCGGCTTCCCGCATATCCTGCAGCTTGTTAAGCCTGTTCTGGTCTGCCCTCTCCGGCGGTTCTAACGCCCGCTCGGGGCAGCCGGTCAGTGTATCACGCATTGTTTACCGCCTCCATCGCCCGGATAACCTCGGCTTCGGGTACTTCTTTCAGTCCCTCATACCATACGTTTTCTCCGGTGTTCTTGTAGCGGTAAAAGCGGCGGTCAACCTGATACGTTCCGTTTGCACTTTTGCTCATGATCCATACCGAGCAGGTAGTGTTACCGATCTTTACCTCGGTGATCTTGCCTTCCGGCTTTTCCTCCAATCTGAGGTCCATCAGCTTGCGCAGTGTTTCCTTCAACATCTTGCTTTTTCTCCTCTCCGGTGCTATAATCACCGTAAACCTATTTTTCTTTGCCGCTGTTCGGATTGCCGTCCGTCAGCGGCTTTTCTCATTCCTGCATGTATTCCAGCTCACCGCTGAGCGGTGCAAAGCACTGCGGGAACGTGTTGCCGTAGATATCTTTCAGCAGCACAAACCGCCATCCCATGCGATCTACGGTCTTAACCTGCTGTGTCGGCGGCATCTTTGCCATCTTCTCGCAGCGCTGCTCCAGTTCGTCCAGTGTGCATACATCCTCCGGTCGAAAGTCCAGTCCGTCCTTCTTGTGTGGTGCAAACCGCATCACCCGCTCGGTATCAAACACCGAGCCGTTAATTTTTACAATCATTCGATCTCCTCCCACTCAAACGCGCCCTTGCCGCTGTTTCTCCACTGACCGATGCCGCGCAGACTGCCGTAGTCAAGCCATTCACGCACTACCTTCTCGTGGTTCTCATCCAAGCACAGCACCGTGAACTCGCATGTCGTGCCCGCCGGCGCTTCCTCGCTGCGACTGAGTGCCACCCGCTCGCCCTGTGCGGTCTGCGCTCTCAGCGGACGTTCGCAAATCGTAATCTCGCCCGGAACATTCAGCTCGATCTTGCGCGGCTGCACAAAGATCAGGCCGTCGATAACCTTCTTGTACGCCGTCAGCTTGCCAGATTCGTTGACCGCCTTTTTCTTCTTGCCGGTTTCCGGGTCTTTGCCGGTCAGGCGTGCCAGCATCGAGCAGGCATCTTTGAAGAAACCCTTGATCTGGTAGTCGTACAGAAACGGCTTGCCGTCCTCGGTGCGCGGAAAAACAGTCGTGCCGCGCTCTGTGATCTCGTCCGCGCCCTGCGCCGCGACCTCCTCGTCTACAGTCAGCGCATCCGGGCTCTTCGCGCCGATAAAGCGGCTGTAAATCTCCGCATCCGCCGGGCTCGTACCCAGCAAACTTTCCGTGAATGTCAGCTTAACTTTCAGTTTTTTCATGTTTTTCGTTCCTCCTGTTTTTTGTTCATCCTCCGCTATTCAACGCTTTGCCATTGCAAGTCTGTGCTGTGCCGAGCTGTGCCGTTGCCAATCGCAGCCTTGCTATGCCTCGCTATGCCTCGCTATGCCTCGCTATGCCGCTGCTTCACCCTGACCTGCTTCGCCTCGGCGCTGCTCTGTATCGCTTTGCCATGCCGTCGCACCGCCGAGCATATCCGCGCCCTTGCCATTCCTTGCCATTCAAGGCATATCCTTGCCGTTGCTATTTGTCCGGCTTTACGCCGATGATCTTTGCGCTCTCGCGCATCTGCAGGCCGTACTTCGCGGCGTTAATCGCCTTGCCGATAACCCGGCGCTGCATGTCTTTGACTTTCAGCGTTTTCCTTCTCGCTTCCGTCATATCCTGTTTTCTCCCCTCAGCGGTAACGACCACGATAGCGTTTCTGCTGCTCGCATGCCGCAAGCAACAGGCTTTCCCTCGCTGCTACCATGCCGACAGCCAGCAAGGCGAACATGATAGCTGCTCCGCTGAACAGGTCAATCCGGCCATTCTCGGTCATACCGGCAGATACCAGTATGCCAAAGAAGCACATTCCTGCAAGCCAGCCACAGTGTTTGTAGGTCATTGGTTTCAATCCCCTTTCGCGGTTTCTTGTAACCCTCGAACGTAGTGAGAGGGTTATTCTTTTCTTTATTTCTTAGAAAGTTAAATTAATATATATTCGACCGTAGGGAGAATATATATATACTTCTTTTCTTTCTTTGTTACTTTCTTTCTTACGCCTCGGTGTGTTGATGGTTTGTTATCGGTGTGTTATTGGTTTGTTGATTGTGTGTTATCTGTGTGTTGATGGTCTGTTGTTAGAGTGTTATCTAACGCCGTTTTACGTTTCCTGCTCGACGCTTTGCGATGTCACTTGCAATATCACCGAGGTAGTAAACAACCCGCCGCTCTCCTTCAACTCGCGGTGCGCCGATAACGTCCTTTGCCGACCGTTTATCCCGAAATCCGTATACTTTAGCCGCCTGTTCAAGCGTTAAAAGTATGGCTCCCGGAAAGAGCTGCTCAAGGTCGCTTTTGACCTCCTGCCGCAGCGCTTTGTATGTTCGTTCCTCCATTTTTAGCCCTTCCCTCGTGTGTTGTTCGGTGTGTTGATGGTGTGTTATCGCTCATCATCGTTGTTGTTGCAACGCAGCATCGCACACACAATAAGCAGCGCCATTTCAACGCCCAGTGTTGCCAGCACTCCGGCAACGAACGGGTGAATATACATCGGTTTCACCTCCGCTTGTTCGCCCCTTCCCGACCGTGGTATAATAGCCGGGAAAGGAGGTGTTGATATGATGCACTTAGGTTCAGAGCTTCGCCGTATCGAGCAAGAAGCCGAATTGGAATTTCGTGAATCCATGTTGAAGCAGCTTGAAGATGAACGCCAGCAACGCGAAAAATCTGACGTAGAAGAACGCCGATTCGCGCTGAAATGGAATCGCATCAACCTTGCTGTTGCGATTTTCGCCGCGTTAGTCGGAACGGCCGGTCTTGTTCTCTCTCTTGTGTCTATCCTCTCGTAACAATGCGATCCGATAGACGATACTGCAACAACTCCAACCCAGTGCAAAACTGGATAGGCAAAGCGCTATAACTTTCAGCGCCATGTCCTTCTCACCTCCGCTTATGCGCTCTCGTTGTCATTCTCCACGCCGAATGCCCCGTTGGTAATTTCATCGTCCGTGGCAAACAGGTAAGTGAACGGCTTCTTGAAATAGCGGCACAGTAGCTTGCATTCTTTCGGCGTAAACCGTCCGCTTTTCATTTTGGATTCATAGGCATTTCTGCTGATACCTAAGATATTACCCATATCATCAGATGTCAGACCGTGAAACGCTTTCATGCCCATCAAATTCGGATACATATTTGCACCTCCCTTCTCATTTGTTGGCGCTCCGCCAACCTGTGATTACAGTTTATCAGCAATGCGCCAACTTGTCAAGGGATTTTTCAAAAAATGTTGACAGAACGCCAACTTAGTGTTATGCTGTACTCATAGGAGGTGAGCACATGGAATTCTACGAAGAACTGAAAGCTGCTCGCATTAAGGCCGGTTTAACCCAGCAGCAAATAGCCGACGAAATAGGCATTACAAAGAGTACCTATTGTGGATACGAAACTGCAAAGCGAAACCCTGACCCGCAGAGAATCAAACAGCTTGCAAAGGTTCTTCACATCTCTGCCGATACCTTGTTAGATACCGGCATAGAAAAAGAAAAAGCCCCTGCCGCGGCCAAAGCCGAAACAGGGGAAATCACAAGAGAGATGTCTATTGAGTTGTTAAAGGCTCTCGGATTGCTCGACCAGTCCGGCAACCTTTCCGACGATGATCTCGCGTTTCTTGCGCACATCGTCGGATTGCTCGAATGGCGTTTCGGCGATCATTCGTAGCGCATTGTATATGCGCAGCGGGTTTGTGCATGAATTGAGCATTGCGGTAAAACGGTCGATGTTGTCCATGATGTTTGGTTCCTGCCTTTCCTGTTGTATACTCCTATGATATTACCTTAAAATGGAAATATCAATAAGAACCGTTCGCCTTTATCTGACATATAGTATAGCGAACGTTTGTTCGATTTTCAAGAGGACGCGAACAGCCTTGTTGAAAAGTCCAATAAACAGGACTTATTGCTTCTCTGGAGAGATTCCAGCCTCTCGCAGTTTCTTCGTCAAGAACTGCGCGACGGCTTTCGAAAGGTCACTAAAACCGGCTGCATCAAAGCCGACAAGACATCCGTTGTTTTCGGCATTGGTCAAAGCTGTTTCAGCAAGGCGGATAGCCTTGCCTCGCTGGTGCTTGGTAAGCGGCAACGTGTTGATATAGTGATATAGGGATTCAACGCTCTTGATCGTCGTTTCATCGCGTTTGACGTAAAGTCCGTTTCCGTATTCCATGATTAACCCTCGCTTTCCGTTATCCGAGCAGATCGTGGAAACGCTGCACGGCATGGTCGTTATACTTAAACACATCGACTTCCTTCGCGGAATACGGGGACTTGTCATGATACCATGAACCGTATTCATCGGTTTTCATGCCGTACTTGTTGGCAAGGTTGCCGATGGCCTGCTTGCTCACGCCGAACATTTCGCCGATCTCCGTAGCGGAGTAATGGTGCTGGGTGGTCTGCGGCAGCGGGATAACCTCACGGCCTGCGAGCACCGTGCTTGCGTAGCTTGCGCATACCTGACGGTAAGTATCAGACTTTACCTGCGCGGAGATACGCAGCCACAACGACGCTTCACGGGCGCGGCTGTTGCGCTCCATAATGTCAAGGCGGTTCTGCTGTGCCGGTGTGATCTTGTATTCGCCGGTCTTGCGGATAGACGGAAGAACCTCGGAAGTAACCCAGTGTTTGAATTCCTTCGCCGTCGGCAGTTTGCTGGACAGGATAAGGCTGTACAGGCCAGATTCGTTGATGATGGTAACAGGCTGCTTGCCACCGGGGGTTGTCATTTCAACCACCCCTTTGTCTTCGTTATCAATGTGCTTGCGAACCGCCTGTGCGGTATCGGAATAGCCGAGAATTTCCGCTACGTCCTTACCGACAAACCACGGCTCGCCGTTTTTCTCGATGGTGCGTACCTGCTGTTCTTCATACTTGAATGCAACGATGTTGTTTTTCATGTGTCTGCTCCTTTCGGGTGGTATGGTTAATTACAGTAATTCTTTTGCAGCCTGCACTCCGGCTTTTAAACCGAGAGCAAACGCATCGCTTTCAAACCTCTGCGTGCAATCGGCCATCATGCTAACGAGCTTATCGTTCTGTTCATTGGTCAGAGGTAAGGAGCGAACGTATTCGCTCAAATTCTGCGCAAGCCGCAAAGCCTCTTGTGTGCGGTTAAGGCCATAATTTGAATAGTTGCCCATGTTTATTGCTCCTTTTCTACAAGTTCGTTAAGGGGTACGTTCAAAGCACTTGCGATCTTGCTTGCCATCTCTGCCGAGCAGCTGCGGCCTTGCTTTACTCCGTAGACACTCGACATAGAGACACCAGCAATTTCCGCGATATCTTTTCCGCGTTTGCCGCTTTTCGCCATAACAGCGGCAAACTTGATTCTGTCAATGCGCATATAGTCTCCTTTCTTATTCGCATTGCGATATTCTGTAATTGAATTATATACGCAAAGCATTTCATTGTCAATGATTTTATGCGCAATGCGTTACAAAGGTGATAATATGACTATTGGAGAAAGAATAGAAAAAGTTGCAAAATCGCAAGGAATTTCACTTCGTGCACTTTCAGAACGTGCAGAAATGCCATATACAACACTATATTCGATTGTAAAAAGAGATAGCAAACGGCTTTCGCACGAAAACATTGTGAAACTGGCAAATGCGCTTGGCGTAAGCGTAAACGAGTTAAGCCCTGATGCTTCAATCCGTGTAAACAGTGCGCCGGAAATGGTGGAGCTACAGCAGAAAGTAGCAGCCGGTCAGGCAACCGAGCAGGAAAAGCAGGCATGGCTCGAAGCCAATCTAAAAGGCTTAGAGCGTATGCAACACTCAATCGAATTCATGCTGCACGATCTCGCGCAGTATGATGAGACAAAAAAAATCGCCCGTCAATCTCGGCTGACGACAATATTCAATCAGCTCACCGATGACGGGCAGGAAAAAGCATTGGATTTCCTTGAAATCATGCTGGGAAATCCGAAATATAAGAAATAAAAGGGAGGGTAACTCAGTGGATGTTAATTTGCTGAACAATGAAAAAATTGTTACCGAATGCACCTATGCACCGCGATTTTTCATGTGGTACAAAATTTCCATAGCCCTATGGAGTGTGTTTACTGTTGCGGTATTCTTCGGTGGGGTTGCAATAGGAGGAATCGTAAACGGTTTAGAATCCGCATGGCTTATCGCTGTGATTGACGCGCTTGTAATATACGGAATGTATGCGCAACAGCAAACTAAACTCGTTTTGACAAATAAGCGTTTGATTGGCACGAAAGGCATTTTCAAAAAGGAAATGCTCGATGTTCCGCTTGATAAAATCGACAATGTATCTGTGAAAACGAAGTTCTCAGAAAACATTGGTGAAATTTCCATATACAGCAACAGTGGCATCTATACGATGCAGAAATTTGACCGTCCTGTTATCATGCGGCTTGCTATATTGGAGCAAATCAGCATTTACAAACAGGAGCAGGCGGAAATGCATGCGCAGGCGATTGCAAAAGCCATGAAAAATGCGTAAAAAAATAACGTCCACCGGCGGCAACCGGCGGACGTTAAACGGGGGTAGAAATCTTGTGCAACGGAATTCTACCCTCTTATTATACGACAAAATAGGAGGTTTTTCAACATGAATAAAAACAAAGATGGATATTATCGTGAATCATTCTCGTTTGCGGGCAAGCGCTACAATGTCCGTGCAAAGACGCAACGCGATTTGTGGCGCAAGGTCGAGGAAAAGAAACGCCGTCTTGAACAGGGTATCGACATTATTAACGAAAATACGACAGTTGATAAGTGGTTTACAGATTATCTGGAGACCTACAAAAAGACCACGGTAGCAAATAGCACATATCGAAACATGGTTGGCATGCAAAAAAATTATATCTCTCCGGTCATCGGGAATATGCGGCTGTGCGATGTTAAGTCAGCGCATTTACAGCGTATTATGAATGAGGTTGCCGGAAAGTCCTTTTCCCTCGCAACCAAACTAATCACATTCATTAGAGCTGCGTTTAAGCAGGCTCGTATAGAGCGCATACTCACATTTGACCCTTCCGAGGGAATCACTATGCCAACAGCAGAAAGAGGTACGCACAGAGCCATTACCGCAGATGAGCGGAAGCATATACTCAACGTCTGCAAAACACATCGCGCCGGTTTTTGGGTTTTGTTTATGCTTTACACTGGTGCGCGTCCGGTTGAAACTCGCAAAGCCAAATGGGAAGATGTGCGTTTGAGCGAAAACAGAATAATCCTGCATTCGGCAAAGACCGACTACGGCGATCGTTCCGTCCCTATCAATCCTGCATTGCGTCCGTATCTCACCGGAGGCACAGGATATATCTTTACTCAGCCGATAACTGGTGCTCCATATAGCATATCTTCCATGTATCACATGTGGCAAACTTTTAAGCGTGCTCTTGATATTGACATGGGTGCAAAGACTTTCCGCAAGACTATTATACCAGAGACATCCAAAGTAGCCGAAGACCTCACTCCATACTGTATGCGTCACACTTTTGCAACCGATTTGCAAACCGCAGGCGTACCTATCAATGTAGCGAAAGAACTCATGGGGCACAAAAGCATCGCTATGACCGCGCGAATTTATACGCACCTCTCTGACGAGGCATTTGCGTCTGCCGCCGCTCGCATTTCGGAATTTCAGCAAGCGCGCGATAGCGGGAAAATCGCGTCTATTAGGTGACACATCAAGTGACACACCCAACACCCCGCAAAACCCCTTTCAAACCCATTTAGAAGGCAACCGTCGCAATACCCCCGTTTCGTTTTATACCTTAAATAAATTCGCAAAAACAGAAAATCCTCGTCAAATTCAGAGTTTGACGAGGATTTTTATTTGGTTTTAGATACAAGGGTAAAATTATAGCATATTGCAGTTGCTTCAATATGTAATTCTTAAAAATCTCAGCTATAT